TCAGCTGTTTGCGGATTTTTTGTTTCGGCCGTCGAACTCGTGGAACTGTCTGAAGTCAAAGCTGTGCTTTATCGCCTCTGCTCCAAGGCTCGGTGCCGCAAGCTTGACGTACCGTTCCCACTCCGACGAATCCCACCCGCCCTCGGCCTTGAGGCGAACGACGTCCTTCGTCTGGCTATAGAACCAGGTCGCCCAAGAATGCCTCGCTGTATGGGGCGTGTAGACTGTCGCGTCGAGCCCGATCTCAGTCACGGCACGGTTCCAAAACCCGAACCGGTATCCGCGGTCCTCTTTCTTCGCGTAAGGCCTGCCGTCATATCGAAGGAACAACGGGCCTCGCTGGCCTAGGTTCGGAAGCGTCGAGCACGCGGCAATGACGCGCGGGCAGAGATTGACCATTCGCTCCTTGCCGCTCTTCGTGTCGCGCAGGATGGCGTAGCGGTGGTCCAGGCTGATGTCGTCTCGGCCGTCGATAGACAGCGTTTCGCTGATGCGCGATCCCTGCCCGAAAAGGAACGTGACGAAAGCCGGCGCCCATGGATTCGGGTAGCGAGCATCCATGATACGGGCCAACATCTCGACGGCTTGATCTGGCCGGAAGAAATCGGTGCGCTTCTGGCTGTCCTCGGGGCGCTCGAACTGCTGCTTAACGCCACTCTTCCGAAGAACAGCGATCACCGGGGCGTGGAACTGTCGCCTACGGGTGGCGGGGTTCGGATAGGCCCTCAATCCCTCGTCATCGATCAGTTCTTGCGTGATCTCATCGACCGGCTTCTTCGCCAGCCTGTTGAAACGGGAATGTAGCTCGAACATGCCGTCTTTGGTGGCGCGAAGGAAACGCGCCTCGCCGCCATGGTCTACGTACCTTTTTGCCGCCTGGCGGAACGTGACAGCGGGTTCCTTGCCGGTGATATTGCGCTCCGCGACCTCGTTTTCGATTTGCCGCTTGATGGCGTCCGCTTGTTCCCGGTCTCGGACCTTTGTGGAGCGGCGGACCTCAACTGGATGAGGTTTTCCATTTCGCCAGACAGTGACGGTACCGGAGACGTAGTAAATTCCGTTGTCCTGTCTGGTGATCTTGAGGGGCATTGAACCATCTTCTCAGCAAGGAGCCGCACTTGATCGGGGCGGAGCTTAACCGATCGTCCGCAGCGCACAAAGGGTATCTCGTGGCGCCGAATCAACTCGCGCACCAGGCGAACGGGGTTGCCGACATCCTGCTCGGTGATGCCGAGAAGGGCGGCGGCCTCATGAAGGGGGATAGGCGTGAGGTTCATTCGTCCTCACCTCCTTCGCTCACCGCCGCCTTTCTCACAAAAATCCGAATTTTCGGAGCTTCGCCGTTGAATATGCGCTCGGTTGCGTACCGGCGGTAAGCCGTGAAATCGACATCAGGTGACGCGGTGTACTTGACCGGGCCGTGTGGCTCATCATCGCGGATGACAATGCCTGCCGCGACAAGCTCATCAAGGGCCGCCTGCATCTCTGGCGATGGTTCGTTGTCTACCATCTTGTATCGGAGCGATGTGCTAGAGGAGAACCCGAACGTGGAGCCGGCGACAATGCGGGCGTTTTCAGACAGGTCTTTTCTCATGGCTGCTGCTCCTCGGCTGGGAGGACGGCGTTGACAGCGGCCACGACAGCTTTCTTCTGTTCCTCATCATGGTCCCCGCAAAGATCGACAGGGCAGTTCTGATAGGCTTGCCATGCTGCCTCGATCAGCGCATCCCGGCTGTCAACCGGGGAGGGAGAGGCGGAGAGGGCGGCGTCTGCAAGCTCTTGGACCGTGCGATAGAATGCAGATTGAGCTTCCGACATCGTGGCATATTCGGGATCGACATTGAGCCAGTTGCCACGCTCCCGTTCCGCGCGAACGAATTCAAGGCGGGCGTTGTAAGCAGCTACGGCATCAACGTGGACTTTGCGGGCGGCTACGATCTTGTCGAAGGCCTCTCCCCCGCTCTGTGCGGCGTCCGTATCGGCGGGGGTGACCCTCGACTGGGGCGATGGGGTACTGCGAGTGTAGGCACTTCCGATGTTGTCTCGGCTTTCGGACAAATCGCCACCGTTGATGCCGCAATCCCGTGGCGGCTTTGCAGGGGTCCAAGTTTTTTCATGCGCAGCAAGCGTCCGCTCGACATCACCGGCGATGCACTCTGGCAAGGTACTCTCAGCAACCTTGTGCCCGTAGTTGCGAAGAGATTGTCGAACGGCTCTGGCGATGAGCGAAACCCGCACTTCAGGCATTCCCGTAGTGATCGGGACAACGGGATCACCCACCACATTCGATTGTGGCGATGTGGCCTCTACCGCCTCCGGCTTTTCGAGAAGGCAGGAGCGGGAGGCGCGGTCCTGCATGATGGCGCGGGCGATGTCCGAGATCGATGCAGCGCGTAGGCCGTCATATCCGCCGCACGAGGCCGTGCAATTGCACAGGAGGTTATCTAGCGCTTCCTCGGCGAGCTTCATCACGTCTTCGGGATATTCACTCTGCATGGTCGTTCCTCGTGCTCGCGAAGCCGCGGGTCTTGATCTTGGCTTTCGACTGCGGCCAGAGCCCCAGATGTTTCTTCCGGATGCGGTCGCACTTGGCTTGGACGGATTGCTCTTCCGCGGATTTCTCGCGGTGCGGCTGCTTCAGGACGGGATGCAGATTGCTTTCCCGGTGCTCGCCACCGCGCCAGAGGGCCTTGATGTGATCGAGGTCCCAGGCGTCGCCGGCCATGATCTTCCGGTTCGAAAGCTGGCAGATGCCGCCGTACTTCTCGAACAGGCGAAGGCGAACGCGCGGGGGCACCTTCTCATCGTCGGTCTTGCCGATCCATTCAGGAAGCGATCTCATACCGCCTCCCTCAGCATGTCTCGCTGAACCTGCTTGATGAGCTTCCCGCGCACCCGGATCACTCGCAGGACGCGGGCCTTATCGCACTCGAAGGAGAAGCCCGCCCGCGCGGCGTCAGGATCCGGCGTCAACTCGCCGATCGGCTCGACCTCGTAGACCTTGCCGCAGCCAGACCAGTGCATGCAGGCGTAGAGCAGCGCGCCATGCATGTCGGTGCAGACGTAGACCTTGCTGGTGTTGCAGACGCCGGCCGCGCCGAAGCGGGCCGTCGACGGTGCCTTCGTCGTCGCCGGCGGCAGGACGAATTGGCCGACAGTCAGGCCACCGAATCCGCCGTGGAAGTAGCGAACGCCGGTCATGCGGCCACCTTCTCGATCTGGTCGATATTCTGCTTGATGACGCGGAAGGAGATGGCGCAAACCCAAGGGTTCGCCGCCCATGAACCATCACCATTGATATCGCGCCAGAGCCGGTTGTATGCGCCGACCGCCGTGCAGTGGCCTTCACCCTCGTGCAAACCATACAGCGGTCCGCCGCCGATCCACGCTTTGCGTTCAAGCTGGAAGATGCCCTCGGCGACGGCGTCTTCCTCGCTTATGTCCTGCAGCCGCTCGACGCGCACGTCGGTGACGATCAGCGTAAGGCGCGATGCCCAGCGTGGCATGTGCATGCCTTGACGGAACTTTCCGACCGTCAGATTGTCGTTATCAGCCACGTACTCGACGATCGTTTTCGAATGAAGATCGCGCGGCGGCGTCTTGTCGTGAACGCTCGCGGTACGCCAATGCTCGCGGACATATAGGCGGTCGCCGATCGAGAAGCGCGGCCGCAGCCAATAATGCTCTCCGTCAGCATTGACGGGCCAGCGGCGCAGCGGTCTTGGCGGGCTCTGCTCTTCTTCGGACCAAGCCCAAAGGCCAGAAGGAACCCACTGCTGAAGAGCGTTGAGCATCGTGGGCTGCTGGCAGCTCGTGGCCCACTCCGGAGGCTGCGGCTTCAAGATGCGCCGCGTCTGCGTCTTGCGGCCGGCGAGAAGTGCGCGGATCATCGGTCCTGAAAAGAGAATTGGACGGTCGGCCATCACGCGGCTCCCTTCGTGGATTTGGCATATGCTTCGAAGGCTTCTCGGTCGCCGTTGCAGCAGGTGTACCCGGCGATAGGCGGCCCGATCGGGTGGTAGGACTCCAGGCGGAAGTGCGCAGGGCCAAATTTCATGCCGGGAAAGCGGAAGGCGACGATGACCTGGCCGCGATGCCAGAACCCCGAGCGGTCGGCTCGCGTCACGTATGCGTGCTGACCGCGGAACTCGGATTCGTCGTCGGCGAAGTCAGCATCGGGGAACCTCGCGCGGACGATAGCCTTAAAGTCCTCGATAGCAGCCGCTTCTTCCTGCTTCCGGCGCGCCTCGTGCTTCATGTGCTTCCACTTGCAGCGGGCGCAGCAATAGACGGCTCCATGCATCGCGCCGACGATGCCGTCGACGGGCAGGCGGTGTTCTTCTTCAAGGTCGCTATCGATGTGGATTCCGCAGCCGTGGCATTCGAAGTGCCAGCCGTGATCGACCGCGACTTTTGCATGAACCGCTTTGCCGGCGAATGCGTCGGCCCAAGGGGCACGGCGGCACTGGATATAGGACAGTTCGCCGTCACCATACTCGTTCGCACCGGCTTTCGCGGCTACGATCGCCCTCGGCGCGAAATAGATATCGCCGGTGTATTCGTCCTTCTCAAGGACGGCGTATGCCTTGAGAGCGGTCATGCTGCAAGGCCTTTCGATGCGTACAACGCCAACCGCTCCTCGATGCCCTGCACAAGTCCTTCGTTCAGCATCGCAGCCGCTTTGCGCGGGTCACCGCCCATGCAGGCGAGGAGGACTACAGCGAAGGCATGTTCCGCTGTGACGAGAACCGACGAATACTCGGTGAAAGGGTTCCGACCGTCGATGATCTCATTGGCAGCGGCGAGCGCGCGAGAAGTGTCTTTGAGGTTCTGGGTCATGCCGCGCTCCTGTCAAAGGAGACGTGCGTGCCGTCGGGGCAAACCATCTCAAGCTCATGAGGAACGCGACGGCATTCGGCCTCGGCCTCGGCGCGGGTGTAGCGGCCGGCGCCAGCCGTGTCAGATGAGTAGCCAGCATATTGTGACCGGTAGTAAGCCTGCTTGTCGCGCGCCCAGATCATGTAGGTCTGCTCAGTGCCGAAGATGATAGTCTTCAGAACATGGGCGCGCTGATAGTCCATTCGCTTGACCGCGATCTGCAATTCCGCCTCGAGGCGATTGCGGCGCGCACGCTCGTTGTGCTTCGTGCGGAGATCGACGGGGGCGGCAGTCAGCAGGTAAAGACAAGCTTCATTGAACAGTCTCCCGCCAGCAATGACCCACCACATGTTGTTGATGTTGTAGTAGGCGGTCCCGCGAACTATCCGTCCCCGGCGGTCGGCAAACCAAACCGTCTGGCCTTGCTCAAGAAGAGCGCCGTCTTTCGCCCTACGGTTAGAGTCGTAGGAGCAAACGGGGCGGCCCAACTCCTTGTCCTTATGCCAGCTCTCCGCGTACCTTTTCTCAATACGCTGCATAGCCGGTAGATCCTGATCATCGCGACGCTCGACCTTCACAGGCGCGAGTGTTTCGAGCCAGGCGATGATCCGCCGAAACTCAAGTTCGACGCGGAGCCGATCGAGCTTGCTCATCCGCTTCATCTTGTTGAAGTCGTAGCGGCGACCGTTGCGATTTTCTTGCTTCGCCGTGGTCGACCAAAACTCAACCTTGACCGTGCGGCCCGATAACTCAATGTCGCATAGCAAGGTGCCGCGAGCGCCGACGCGCTGATTAGGGCTGATGGAACGGTAATGCCGGTGCGTGTCTTCGTTGCGACCGATTGACCAGCCCCGATCGCGCATTTGGCGGATGAGGACGCCGTAGATGTCGGAGCGAAATGTTTCGTCCCGGGCGTCATCCTGCCAAATGCCGAGATGCGAGTCGTGGATGTTGACGCTGATGGGCTTTCTCATGCCGCGCTCTCCCCATAAGCCACTCCGCAGAACGGGCAGTGAGAAGCAAACATGCCGAGTGCCTTGGCCTTGCCGCGACCCGTCTCGATTTGTTCGGTGACGATCATCAGGCGCTCGGGCTCACCCGGCTTGCGGCCGAAGACGATGGGGAGGGTCAGGCGCGTGTTGAGCTCAGCAAGCTTCTCGTTGACTGTTTCGATGCAGGTACAGGTCATGCCGCACCGCCTTCCAGATAAACGACCGTGACCAACTGCGCTGGAACGCGAGCCTTGATCTGGCCGGAGAGATCGTAGACGGCATAGAAGGGAACCGGTGCGCACTGACCATTTTCGCCGTATGCGATGATCTTGCTGGTGGAGCCATCAAAGCGCGGGTCGATTGAGTAGCCACCGCCGTCTTCGCCGGGGTACCAGATGGATTTGATAGCGCGCTCGTCTTCGTGAATGACGGGAATATTTTTCATGCCGCGGCTCCCGCGTTTCGTTGCGTGGTGCCGCGCTCAACCCCGATCAGATCGTCGAGGTAGTCGAGGACGGCCGTTTTGCTTTCCTGAAATTCCTGCTTGTCCATCGCCTTCATTGACTGGCTTTTCGCCACGTAGCGGGTAACGGTCGCTTCCTTCACGTCGACAACGGAGAAAGCGTCAATCGGGCGGATGAAGGCTGCGAGCCTCTTTGCCTCCGCTTTGCTAGAGCAGACGATGGTATGCGTGTCGCAATAGCCCTTCTTGATCAGGGCATAGGCCCGCAGGTGCTCAGCGGACTCGGCGAAGGGCAGGCCGGAGTATTGCTCGGGCAGGTTCCGCCAGGCATCGGCGACCGCGGCGAAATAGTGCCGGTGGCTGTTCATGCTCCGGTCGTTGTGCTCGGCGAGCGTATAGAACTCGCCGATCACGAAGCGTTTGTCGCATTCGCGAGCCCAATGCCGGTTTGCCGGCTGGAAGGCCTCGCCGTTCCACTGCAAGAGGACCGGGCCGCTCATGTCAGCCCGCCGCCATCGAGTGTTTCATGAGATCGGCATCGGACGGGCCCTTCGCCGGCCGGCTCGGCTTGCGAGCGATTGCTGCCTCGATCTCCTTCTTGAGGTCGAGCGCGTCACCCGGTTGCAGAGCCCAGAACCGTTTCAGTGGCTCACGGTTCGCGTCCCGCCACTTGGCGACCGCCTCAGGGGGCGATTCTTTGATGAACCTCATCACCTCGTCGGCGAACTTGCCTACGGGCACGTTATCGAGAGTCCAGTTGTCACCCCAGGTAACGGTGATCGAGTTGTCGGCGCCGATGATGCGCATGCGATGATCCTCGCGCTCCTTCTCGACGACTTCGGAGGCGGTGAGGTCGAGGACCTTAGCGCGGTCAATTTCGGCTTCGTCATAAGTGCCGGAATACTGTTCTGGCCACCCTGCGCGAAGCGCCTGCATCTGCGCGCACTTCTCGATCATGAGGCGGGGCATCCGGCACCAGTTGCCCGAGTCGTCAAGCACTTCGGTTTCTTCGCCGACGGGAACCTTCCTCTTCTTCGGCTTGCCGCTGTCCGGCCAGACCTCGCCGGTATCTTCCCACTTATACCCGCCAGCGGCTTTGCGCTTGATCGGCGCGAACTCATCCCAATAGGCCTGGCCTACGACTTCGAACCAATCGCCTGACTTCGGGTCTTGCTTCCACAAATAGACAGTAGCGGACACGATACCGAGCGGGTTCGTTGGTGACATCAACGCCTTGTCGATTTCGAACTGTGTAGGCTTGCTAGCCGGCCGATAATCGCCGCAGCGCTGCGCAATGACGCGCTGGCCGTCGCGGGTGATGATGATCGTCATCTTCCGCTTTTCAGCGTCTCCCTTGGAAAAGACCATCGGAATGATCTGTCCGAGGAAGGGGTCGAGCCCTTTCGCACGTGCGACTTCGCAGAAGAGGTTGAACTCTTCATCGTTGCAGTCCTTTGCGACCGTGGCCTTCACGAGCGCAATCTGCTTAGGCGTCATGTCATAGCGGGTGATCGCGTTCATGGTCACTTCCTCCGGACCGTGAGAGAGAACGAGCCGTTGTCGAGCGTGGCGCCGGGAATGGCCGCTTTCGCTTCGCGCAGATCGGCGGTGAGTGCCTTCTTGTCGAGCTTCGGGGCGGGGCGCGGCTGCTCAACCCAGTATTTCGCCGGGATATCGGCTTCGTCGGTGACAATCAGGGCGGCCGCGCGCTTCGTGAGCGACAGCGTTGCCGTCGGCAGCTTCATCGAAAGCTGATCGGTGGCGAGCATCGCCTGTTCGATCAGAGCTCTGATCCGATCTTTACGGTTCCCGACCGACTTAAGACGCCCTTCAAGTTCCGCGATCTTGGCTTTCAGCCCTGCTTCCTGAATGTCGCACTCGTCAAGTTCGTTGACGCCTTCGGCGACAGCCTCGAAAAGGCTCGTCTCGCCTTCGATGGTGTCGGCGACCAGTTCGGCGTCGTCATCAGCTCCTTGGTTGCGCAGATCAACGAGGAGAGCCTTAGCCGCCTCTGTCTGTCGGCGCATGGTGTGTTCGATTGCTGGTGCGGTCATGTCAAACGCTCCTGGCTTTGACGATTTCACGGTGGACCTGCTCCGTCTTCGAAGCGCCGACGGCGTAAATGGCGAGGACGAAAGCAACGAGAATGAAGAAGGTCGCGGTTGCGGTGGTGGCGCGGTTCAGGTTGGCGACCGCGTCCAGATCGATGTTGCGCGCTTGCGAGAGAGCGCAGTGGCCGCATTCGCAGTACCGCTGTCCCGGGTCGCAGGCGTAGGACACCGGGCGGCTCATGGCTGGTCCTCCGCTTTGAGGGGTTTTCGTGTGATACTTACTCACAGCTGCGCTCCTTCGACGATCGAGCCGAACTGCTGGCGGTGGTTGAGCGCCGAATAGGGCTGGCGAGGTGCCGGCGCCGCGAATTCGCGCTCGCGTATCTGCTTGTAGAAAGCGCTGTCGATCACATCACAGGCGGGAACAGCCTCATTCTGGATGTCGTCGTTTTCCGCGCCACAGTGGTAAGCGTAGGAAGACAACTCGGAATAGATCGCCTGCAGGAAACCCTTCATCGCAGCGATGTCGTTTTCGCTGGAAGAGAACCGGACATCATCCGGCAGGGCTTCTACTGCCTCATGCATGCGTGCTTTGATGCTGCGTACGGACATGGACGTATCCTCGCGTTAAGCGGCGCGCTGGTCGGTCAGGATGTTGTCGGAGAGCTTCTTCATCGTCGCCTGAAGCGGGTTCAGGAACTCGACTTCGATGCCATTGTCCTTGCCGAGGTCGATCACGTTCGCGAGCGCACCCATGAACTGCTTCATCTTGGCCTCGTCAGCGGAAGGAAGTTCGGCGACAAATGCGACGGCCTTCTCGAATGCGACTGCCGGGTGGTCTTCGCGGATCCAATGGTATTCGGCGTCGCAATAACTTACTCGCGCCTTCGTTACGTCCTTCCACCGAAGCATAATGGAGAACTGTGCGTTGCTCTCGAACCGAGCCGTTGCCTCGGGCTCGCGCAACCCCTTGGACTGCATCGCCTTCGAGAGTTCATTCACGCGGCGCTGAATTTCAGTGTGTTCCATCGTCTTGCTCCATCTCCCGGCGTGGCCGTGTGTTGATGAAAGCAATGTAAGCGCAGCCTACCTACATTGTCAATGAGAAAAGTAGGTGAAACTTACTGTGGGGCAATTTGGATGTAGGTGATGTAGGGGATGCCGTGCGCGGGCGCAGCGATAACGCCGCGCGAACGACGGTCAAAAAAAGTGACCACGTCTTATGCACCGAATGGCGCCGTGCGATTTCAGCCACATGCCCATCGGAAACGATTTGGTGCCCTAGATCGCTAGGGGTTCTTCCCTGTGGATTGTCATGAATGTGTCACGCAAGGGTATTGCCCGGCGCCTATGGCGGGCCGGTTTATGTCCGAACGCAAGCCTCTGTGACAATCCACAGCATTTCTGCCTCCCTAAATCTTGGGGTCGATAACTGCGAATGCCGCGCTAACGTGCCCGCGCACTCTGATGCTGGGGGTGTTGGTACTGATCAACGAGGGCATGATGCATGATTTTCGTCTTCCGGATATTCCACCTGAGAATGTGCTTTCTGGCCGGTTCCGCGTTCACGCGGTCACTGGCGATGCGATGGAACCCACGTTACGCGGCGGCCGCGATTATGCGCTTCTGGCGCCGGTGGCCTCCTATGAGGGGGAGGGCATCTACCTGGTCAACATTGGCGCCGGCCTCGACCTGTTCCGGGTCACAAGCTCATTCGATGGGGAAGGCGGACTACGGCTATCTCAGGAGAACAGACGATCAAGGCCGCAGTGCCTCAGCCGGCAGCAGTTCGACGCTCTCGTCGTGGGGCTTGTTGTCGCCGATATCCGGACTAGGGACGAGCGGCGTTTGAGGGACGCGTGATTACTTTCGCGCGATATGGCCGCAGATCCGGCCAATAATCTTGACCCGCGACAGCTCGACGGTGAACGTTTCCAGGTTCGGATTATCCGAGATGATCCGGACCTCTGTCGGCTCACTGAACGGCACGCGCTGCAGGCGCTTGATCTGGGGCTCGGAATAGCCGTCGCTGATTGCGTAGACCGTATCGGTGACAAGCCTGTCCTGAGATAGATCGACGAGAACTCGATCGCCTGGCGAGTAGGTCGGAAACATAGAGTCCCCGACAACTTCCATGATGAGAGTGTGCGACGGCGAGGCCCGGACCTCGTTCCGCAAGTATGCGTCGGGAATGAACCACTCTGCTACGACCTGATGCCCGGAGACGCTCGACGCGCTGACCGGCAGGTTGATCACATCGCCGACGGCTCCCTCTCCGGCGCCGAGCTTTACATCGATCTCGGGAACTGCACCTTTGATATGCGCGCGCCAGTGCTCGCGGGTGTACGCGCCGGCGTTGTCATTCGAATGCTCGTCTGCATCTGGATCAAAGCTCGAGACGACAGCACGCGAACCGCGGCTGCCCGGTCCAAGATCGAGTGCCCTCGGAGGATCACCCGATCCTCTCAATAGCCATTCTGGATCGCATCCGAGCAGGTCGGCCAGCTTTGCGATCTTGTCACGGTCCGGCGCCGTGATGTCGCCTTCCCACTGCGTGACCGAGACGCGCTTGATGTCGAACGCATCCGCAAGCTGCTGCTGCGTGATGCCGATCTGCTTCCGGCGCTGCCTAATTCTCTGACCGATTGATTCCATGTCGCGAACGTAACTAGCGCCTACGTAAAAATCACCTACATCGTGGTTGACAAGGTAGGTAGGTAATGCCTACTATGCCTACATGATCAAGATTGTCGAAACAGCAGCAGAGAAGGCGGGGGGCATCGTTTCGCTCGCTCGCGAACTCGGTATCAAACACAACGCCCTGTACTCCTGGAACAGGGTTCCGGCGGAGCACGTGCTGAAGTTTGAGCGCATCACTGGCGTCTCGCGGCACAAGATCCGTCCTGACGTTTTCGGCGAGCAGCCGGAGGCGGTCCGATGATCACGTTACCTCTCCAAAGCACTCAGATCTCGGCAGAACTGCCAAGCCATGTTCTTCGGCATCCTGATCCGAACAGCGATCATAGCTTTGATCTGCCCGTCGCCGTTCTTGGACATGGCTCCGAACGAGATACGCACGATGTCGTTCTCGTCGACTTCGAGCTCCGTGATCAGGTCGACGTAAAGGGCCGGCGCTCCCTCGTCGAAGATGAAGACCGGCTCTTCCGGGGTTCCGAGCTTTCCGACACTGGGCATGCGGCCTCCTACGTGGCTGGGAGAGTTGATTGGCGCGCCCGTCGGGCTGCGATCGTCGAGTTCAACCGTATGGCGGAGGGCGGAAGATGACCTCCGAAGATGCCTACGCCATGGAATGGCGCGTTTGCGAACGGTTCCCTGATTTCGAGATTTCCGAATGGGGTGATCTCAGGCGTCGGGTCGAAGCGACGCACCGCAGCGTTGGCGATCGCCCGCGCGGTTACATCGATGCTGATGGATATCTGCGCTATTCGCTCATCACCCCAGATGGGCACAAAACAAACGCCACGGCTTATCGCTTGGTCGCTGAAGCCTTCATAGGCCCAGCGCCTACCGAGGCTCACGAGGTTGCTCATCGCAACGGTTCCAGAGCTTGCGTCCACTACAGCGAACTTCGTTGGGCAACCCGGGCGGAGAACCACGCTGACATGCTCGTTCATGGCACCGCTCCCTCAGTCGGGGAGAGGAACCCAAAGGCGAAGATAACCGAAAGCGATGTCGTTGCGATCCGGCGCGAGTACCGCGCCATCAAGAACAGTCGTGGCGCGCGAAAGGTATCTGAACTTGAGGACAGATACGGGCTGCACCGCGCAACCGTCATCAGCATAGCTCGTGGAAAATCGTGGCAGCACATCCCCATGGAGAGCTTCCAATGATCACGCGCAAGGGACTGGCCGACGAGATTGACCAGATAGACGAGGCGATCAAAGCCTACAACGAGAGCAAGCGCGAAGCCTTCGACGCATACCGCGATCAGTTGATCGCTGCTGGCGTCGCAAAGCCGAACGTCAAGATCGAGATCGAGGCTGTTAAGGCAGCGATCCGCCGGCGCCGCGCTGTCCGCAAGGATGAAGCTGCCGAGATCGAAAAGAGCGAACTGATCGACGAGATCTTCGACGAAATCACGACCGTCGCTCGTGCGCCGCGCGCACACGTAGAAAACATTGAGAAATTTGACCGCGAGGCCCGCGCCAAGCGCCGCACGTCCGAAGCGATGGACGACAACATCGCGTTCTCTGCGCAGATGTTGGCCGATGGCCTGATCTCGGAAGAAGCACACGCCGAAAACATCGCGCTCTCCAATGCTGTTGCCATGAAGCTCGGAGCTGGTGTGATCGATCCAGAGACCGGCGAGATCCTCGACGATCAGCCCCGCTCCGACGGCGGCCTGAACATCGTCACCAAGCATTCCGAGATCGCCACTGCCTCGCAGGGCGGAACCGCATCCCCAAGCCCTGACGCTGAGTTGAGCAGCGCCGGCGCCAACACAGGAGGCGAAGATGTAGACCGCAGCGCGGAGCGCGCCGACATAAACGCCGTCGCAAGCGCGTCTGGCCCGGACGAAAAACGGGCAACCGATTTGAATGCCAACGACGACACGGCTGTGGACGCGATCAGCGATGTACACGGCGGTGCCGGATCGGGCATGGCGAGGACGGAAGCTTCTGCCGTGACAGCCGGAGAGACGGCACCTATTCCGAACGAGCGCTGCCTGAATCCGGCCGGCTGCAACTTCTCTCATCACCCGAACAAGATCGCCTGCTCGCCGTGCGGACAGGCTTGGTTCAAGCGTCGGGAAGCGGAGCGCGCGGCATGAACGAGCCTGAGATCGTATACGTGCGAACCTCCAAATCCAAAGACTCCACGGCCCAGAAAGCAATTGAGCACGTGGATCGTGGGCTTGCCTTTGAGCGCGCTCAGGTATCGCGCGCGGTCCCCACCAACTCAGATCAGAAGAGGGCTGCATGATGATGAATACCTTGCTTGTCTGTGGTGCTTCCATCGGCCTCGCCGCCCTCGGCGCGAAAATCTTCAGCACGGCCTGCAACGAAATCGGGAGGCTCGCTGCTGAGCGCCGCGACCTGATGGCTGAGAACAAGTTCCTGAAAATGACTGATGACGAACTGGCCGCCCTGATCCTGGCGGACGTTCGCGACGGTCGTTTCTGAAACACGAACCAGCCGGCCACCTCCACCGGCTATCGCGGGCCTTCGTCTTCTCCTCCTCCCAAGCCGGAGGCCCGCAAGACTTTCACCCTGATCCGCTTGTTCGCCAAGTTCATAACCACGGCCCGAACAGCGTCACCCAGGGGAATAGGGGCCGGCGACGACGAGGTCACGTCGCCGGCAGTAGGGGCAGCTGCGGCGGAGCCCCTACGAAACGGAAAGACTTGGGAGGGACCGGCAGCCGTTGCAGCGGCGCCGTCCTCTCCATCGGAAGTAATGCCTGTACGCATCCGCGTCTCCTTCAACGAGATGAAGATCGCACAGGAGGCAGACAAGGTGTTGTCGAAGCGTGACAAGAAGTTGTCGAGTAAGGACAAGGTAATGAACGACACATTACGCGCCCAGCAACTGTTTTTGGAGGCGTATCCCGAGATCCGCTACGGGAGCGTCAAGGAGCTTTATCGGCAAGCTCACAAGTTCATTTCCAAGCATGTGACGAAAGAACTGACCTTCCGGCGTATCCGCTCGATCAAGGAAGGCAAGGCCCGCCGCATTGATGGCGAAGAATTGGACGCACTGCGACTGGCAGTCATCGAGGAGAGCAAGCGTGAACAATCAGAACTCCGTGCCCGTCTGGCTGCACTGGATGCGAAGCTTGCCCGTGTCGACGAGGCTTTGGCTCGCACGAAGGTGGCGGCGGATAGCCGGCCGTAGGCTTGATTGGGCCGAGTACATCGCACCGGAACTGAAGGACGGGGACCGCTAATGGCTGAACACTTGTTGTTTTCGCAGAACCTGACGGCAAAAGAGGTTCACCGGCCTATCGCCGAAACATACCTGGGGCAAGCCCATATTGCCGGGACCGGCCCAGATGGGAAAACCTGCCGCGAGTGCATATTCTGGCACGTCTGGAAGTCCCGGAAGCTGGCGGAGGGTATCGAGAAGATACCGGCAGATCCTGGCTACTTCGGCAAGCGTCACAGGAAAACGCCTTGCGAGCTGAAAAAGGCAAGGTGCAATCGCCCGATATTGAACAAGGCCAATCGGCTCATTCCGCATTCCGCGAAGGCATGCCGATTGTTCGAAGCGGCTGAACACGTCCTTCCAGCGAAGAAGGGCGTCTAAATCGATGCACTCGAGGACTACAGAGAAGATCGCCTTCCTCGATAGCGAGATCGCCGGATTGCGCACGCGAATCGGCAGTGGCGGAAACTCGGTCCAGCGCGCCAAGCTCAAGATGCTGCGCGATATCCGCGAAGACTATCAGAAGTCGATCGATGTTGCCGTGCGCCGAGATCAGGGAGATGCGGCATGACCTTCCTGGAAGCCTACGCCAAGTTCGGACCCGACACGATAGCGGTCGCCAAGGCCTTGGACATCAAGGAACACGAGGCCGACCGTCTCATCAATGCGCGATTGAACTGCAGCTACGCAGAGCGCCTTCACGCGCGCCGGGTCAAGAAGATCGCCTACGCCGGCAAAGAACCTTTCATGTCGGAGTGGGCGAGATGATTTCTGATCGCATGTCCGCCGCCGAGTTCCGCGCTATCCAGAAGGCAGATCAGTCTGAGACGCCCTCGAAGTACCGCAACAAGAAGACGACGGTCGACGGCATCAAGTTCGACAGCAAGCGCGAAGCAGAATTCTATTCGTCGCTGAAGCAATTGGAGCGCGCCGGCCAAGTCTACGAGGTCGAGCTCCAGAAGCCCTATGCGCTCACGGTCAATGGGCAGCTGGTCTGCACCTACAAGGCGGATTTCGCCTTCTATGACGCGATCCAGAAGCGCAACCGCGTCGTCGACGTCAAGGGCATCAAGACGAAGGATTTCGTCATCAAGAAGAAGCTGATGCGCGCCGTCTTCGGCATCGACGTCGAGGTGGTGCGATGAGCCGATGGATTCGCGTCCAGACCTCCATCTTCGATCACGAGGTGTTTGCCGCTGAACCGTTCAGCGAGCGTGAGGCCTGGCTGTGGCTCATCTCCAAAGCGGCTTGGAAAGACACCGTGCACCGCATAGGTGCGTCTGTCATGCCTGTCCCTGCAGGGAGCCTTTTCGTGACGATCCGCGAGATGCAGGCGGCATGGAAATGGACCTCGACGCGCCGCGTTCACCAGTTCCTTGAGCTGCTTTCCAGCCAGAACATGATTGAAACATGCTCTGAAACAGGAAAGACGCTCGTAACTGTCTGTAATTACAGCAAATACCAGAACGCTGAAACACATTCTGAAACACTGGAAGGTGCTGAAGCGAAACAAAAACGAAACACAAAAGACACCAGTACACCAGACACCAATACATCCTCACTCCGTTCGGATGTTTGCCCGGAGCCGGAAAAATCCGCTCCGGCCTCGCCGACGGCGATCGAGCTTCCGACCGTCAATGGCGACATGGTTTCGATTTTCGAGGCGGATGTCGCCGAGTGGTCCGAGGCCTTCCCCGCCGTGAACGTTCGCCAGCAGCTCGCGGCAATGCGTTCGTGGCTCAACGCCAATCCGAAGAACCGCAAGACGAGCAAGGGCATGAAGCGCTTCGTCGTTTCATGGCTTTCCCGAGAGCAAGACCGTGGGGCGCCACGCCAGCAATCCCCGCCGGTACAGCAGAAAACCGCTTTCCAGCTCCACCAGGAAGCATTCGCCAAAGAACTCGACAGGACCATCAACGGGAATGACCGATATGACGACCGCCCTGACAACGTTGTCGACCTTGCAGCAACAGATTACCGCTACAGCGGAACGCCTTCGCCCGTGCGGCGATGATGGCGTTGCCAAGGCGCTGAAGACCTTGCAGACGGCGGGGCTTGCCCTGTCCTCGACTATCGCACCTGGCGACGCGCAGACGGTCTATTCCTATGCTCTTGCCGGCCTCTCCCACGAAGCGCTGACCACGACCTGCAAGAAGCTCATCCGTGGCGAATACAACATCGATCGCAAAGCCTTCATCCCGATCCCGGCTGAGTTGGCGGCGATGGTGAGGGCAGAGCAGCGTCTCATCAGCGAAGAGCATGTTCGCCTTAGGGATACCATCGCCTCAATCGAGCTGTTGCGACCAGATAACGGGACCCCAGAGGATCCGGAGGCGTGGGCTCGGGTCCGGGCGATGCTCGCCGGTTTCCGGTCGTGGCACCAAGCCGAAAAAGAGAAGGAGACGCGCGGCTACGTTCCAGAAGTGCCGCCGTCACCGGAAGAAATCGAGCGTTGGAAAAAGATCATGGATCTCCCCGACGCGCGCTCAGTCAGCGCCGAGCAGATGGCCTACCGCCGAAAGATCGAAATGGACATCGATGCCGCGGAGCCCGTCGACGAGGAGCGCGCGGCATGAGCGATCTTTTGGACCTCCAAGCACAGGCAACTGACAAGGTCACCTCTGGTCAAGTCAAGGCTGCCATAGCCGCGATGCACTCTCCACCGTCGCATCAGACGTTCTTCGAGGTATCGAACGCGACCGGGTACGGCATCAAGAGCTACGCCGACGCGATCTCTATGGGCGTTTGGCCATCGACCGGCAACGAAATCCACGGCTTCGAGGTGAAGGTCAGCCGGAGCGATTTCCTGAACGAGATGAAGAACCCCGAGAAGGCGATGCCGATCATGCAGTATTGCCATCGGTGGTCACTCGTGTGCCCGGCAAGCATGGTCAAGCTCGACGAGGTGCCGGCAACCTGGGGCGTCTATTGGTACAAGGGCGGCGCTCTCAAGAAGGCGCGGCAGGCGCCGCTGCTGGAGGCAAAGCCGCTAACTGCTGCATTTGTGGCGGCGCTGGTGCGGCGAGCCGGGGAGGCCGATTTTGCCGTCGTCAACAAGGCCGTGAACGACGCACGCGCCAAATGGGAAGAGGGGAAGCAGCGCGAGATCGAGAGCGAGGTTAGGCGTCGTGTTGGCAGTCGAGATGCTGCCACAGATCTCCTGGAGGCCATGGAGGCCGAGTACGGCAGGAAACTGAACGAGTGGGATCTCCAGAGCCTTTGCAAGGCCGTCGCTGTCGCCGCGCTGCTTGGATTGCACGAGAGCTGGAGCAGCCCCGTGGCCGTCCTCTCCACGATCGAGGATGCCGCCTCCCGTATGCGCGAGGTGCTCTCCGGCGTTGGCATCGATCTCCCGAAGTCGAAGAGGAGATCGGCATGACCATCCAGCACCGTACCGTCGACATCGAGGCTGCTGCAAAGCTCTGGAGGGATGATCTCTCCGCCTCCCAGATCGCCAAGCGCTTTGGCGTCAGCCGAAACGTCATCGTTGGACTAGCCTTCCGCAACCGCGGTCTGTTCCCGTGGCGCGGTGATGTTGGGAAAAAGGCCCGCGTATCCGGTCCAGCAAATACGGCGCGGCGTCGCAACCAGGCGCCGGAACTGAAGTCGGAACCGGAGATCCCGCCGACCGCTTACGACGCTCAGCGGCTCCAATCCGCAAAGCTCCTCCACCATCTCTCGGCCGGCGAATGCTGCTGGCCCCTAAACACCGGCGGCCCGTACCTGTTCTGTGCGGCGGAAACAACGGGTCGCTACTGCCGAAACCACCATGCTCGGTCATTGCCGAAGAACGAGGGAAAAGCATGAACAGATCACGTTGGTACGCAATTAGGACGGCCCCCGGCTACCAGCGCATGGCGGCCGCCGACGAGCGCCTGCCGGAAACCCGGCGCATGGAATCCATCATCGAGCGGAACTGCCGCAAGGACGGCTTCGACATCTTCATGCCCTCGTTTTACAAGGAGTTGAAGCACCACCGGACGAACGAGATCATCCAGAAGCGGTTTCCGTTCCTGGTCGGCTATGCCTTCGTCAACCTGCCCAGGCTGAACTTCGAGGATCTGCGCAGGGTCGACGGCATCATTTGCTTGCTGCGAGGAAGCATCGGCTATGGACCGCTCGAGTTTCCGGACGGCATGATTGAGGATCTGTACTTCGCAGAGCACGAGCGCCGGCAGGCCTTCCTCTACGAACAGCACTGCCGGAAGGAGAACGAGCGCCACGAGCAGATCCAGCACCTGCGCGGCCAACTCCGGAAGATCCTGCCGAAGGGCCGGAAAGCTCGCGTCTCTATGGTTGATCAAGCGGAGAGGGCTATAGATTCTCTAAGCCCCCAGATCAAAGAGCGGGTGCAGAAAATTATCAGTGAATTGAACGCGCTCACCGCTGACGCGGAGGTTGAAAATCTCCGCAAAGCGGTATAGGTTTCGTCAAGTGATTTGTGGCTGTTCAGTTGCGGACCTCTGTTGAGGGAACACTCGCCGGGCCACCGCCGAGATAGGCGGTAGAAGAAATGCGCCCGAAATCCTGGCAGCGCATACCCCGAATGGACGAGTTGCCCAGAAAACCCCCGCGCTGTATAAAGTTAGCATAAGCGCATTTGTCGGCGCGGAAGAACTACATGCCGACAATCGCGCATTGCTTTCGACTTGTGACCGCGGAGGCACTGGCTCAAGTTTTGAGAGCGAAAAGACAGAAGGCCGGGGCCAGGTGCTCCGGCCTTTTTGTTACCTTCGCCCGGTAGTGCTGTTGGAAAATACAGAGCGCCTGGTCGTTTACTGCGCTGGCGCGGTTGATGGTTGGGTCGACGGCGTCGCCGGGGACGGCTCGGTCGTTGGAGTCGTCGTTGTAGCCGGCGGTGTCGCTGTTTCCGTCGTCGTCTCGTTAGCCCTCGGTACCAGAAAAGCGACCGCTACGATCATGACCACGACGGCTATCGCGAGGGCAATCAGACTGTTCCGAATCATGTTGGCTCCTCAGCGTTGGTCCACCTTTGGGAATTTGGAACACGGCGGCCGCTTTTCAATAATCACGTCGGCGTAGAGCAGTCCGGTAGCTCGCCAGCCTCACAAGCTGGAGGTCGCATCTAAGCCGCGTGGCTCATAACCACGAAAGACCGGTTTCGATTCCCGGGCCTGCTGCCAACATACAGAGCGACCGCCCCGTTTCATCTTAGGGGTGTCTGAGGAACTACTTCCGGTACATCGGTTGGCACCTCATTTTCTGGGACGAACCCCAGGATGCTCACCACGAGAGCGATGAGAACGCAAATGAGTACGAGGAAGGCAACGCCGGCTCTTCCATTAAATAACGTTAACATGGTTGGAAAAAGCCTCAGCCAAGGTGGCGAGCGCGAGTGGCGCATTCTAAATAGGCGATTAGAGGGTAGCTCTCAGCCAGCGCCCGCCGCCACCCCATCGGTGGCGGTTTTTTCGTCTTCAGGAGCGTCAAGATGAAGTCCCCTTCCCAAATCGCAGACAGCGAGAGCGACCAGCACACCGCTGAGGTCCCGTACCGTGTCCACTTCTATGAGAACTGCAGCCAATCACCAGCGTCGCGGCTGGTGCCGCAGGCAATGATTGAGATCGAAGAGATCGAAGGGAGAGGGTTCCACGACCGGCCGCACGCTTCGCCGATTTTCACAGGCCCCTGCGTGGCAGCCATAGATGAAGACGGCAGGGCAATCGGCTTGATCCTCTACTGCGGCGAGGAGATCTGGACTATCTATCTCTCCTACGTGGTTCTCGAGCATCGACGGAAACATATCCACACCGCTCTTTTCAAAGCTCTTCGCGACAAGGGCCTCCAGCAAGGAAATATCGTTTCAATCGACTGCAGTACGCACGTCAACAACCTGGCCGCCCAAGCAGCATTCGAAGCGCAAGGTAGGACAAAAGAATACATCATGTATACCTATCCGCTGAAGGATCGGCGCGACGGCAAAGGGCCCACGGCTGAGGAGATGAGGATGCCCGAATACCTCGTCGAGCGCTTCGATACCGGCTCAGACACCCTCAAGTTCATGCAAGCCTTCATCAACAAAAAGGCGGCCGAGGGGTATGCGCTCCACCAGGCAATCGAGCGCAGCACGTATCAGTGGGTGCTGATCTTCAAGCGCGCCGATCAGGCCTGACAGCCGCAATGCCAGAATAGGGAGCCGGACCCATGGCCCGGTTCCCCGATGTCCCAATTTGTGCCCTCAGGCGAGGGTAGAGATTGCGACATCATCAAAGTCATGGCTCATAGTCGGCAAGGAAGGGTTCCTGACGCCCACCGATGGGGTCCCATCCCGTCAGTAACTCCATCGTCCACGAAAGAGCCTCCAACTGCTCCTTAACATCTCCGCCCGTGTTGTCTTTCATTTCGCGATAGGCGGCTTCCATGCGCTTTAGGAACCGCTGCTGAAACGTCGGGTCGGTCTCATTCAGCGTCTGCACCAAGCAAGCAGATACCATAGCCATCCCGAGTTTAGCCCGGTGCAGATCTGATCGTTTGTCTTTGTCTTCCATGTTTGATCCCCAAGGTTAACCGATGCCCGTCCTAAAGAACGCACGGCACGAGAAGTTCGCGCAGGCGCTTGCCAAAGGTAAGACGGCCGACGAGGCATATCAGCTTGCGGGGTTTAAGCCTAACCGGGGAAATGCAGCACGTTTGAATGCAAATGAAAGCATTCAGGAGCGCGTGGCTGAAATCCAAGGCAAGGGCGCCCTGAAGGCAGAGGCCACCGTTGAGCGCGTGCTGAAAGAGCTTTCCCGTATCGGCTTCTCCGACCTTCGCCGCGTATTCGATTCGAATGGCAGGCTGCTTCGGCCCGAGGAGTGGGATGACGACACAGCCGCCGCTGTCGCTTCGGTCGAAGTGGTGACCCGCAACATTGGCGACGGTGAGGTCGAGCACGTCCACAAGATTAAGGTCTGGGACAAGAACAGCGCCTTGGAGAAGCTCGCCAAGCACCTCGGTATGTTCATCGAGCGTGTCGAGCACTCTGGGAGCATGCGCCTCAATGTCTTGCCAGAGGATGCCGAACTGTGACGCATGCAGGTAGCTCGATTAACGGAGAAACAGCGAGAGGCTAATCGCCTTCTTGCCGGCCCGGCGCGGAACATCATGCTCCGCGGTGGGTCACGTTCCGGAAAGACGTTCGTTCTTTGCCGGGCGCTGATTCAGCGAGCGATTAACGCTCCCGGTTCGCGGCACGTCATATTCAGGTTTCGGTTCAACCACGCGAAAACGTCGGTCTGGTCCGATACCCTGCCAAAGGTTCTGGCTCTCTGCTTCCCGTCGGTTCGGGTGCGGTTTGATAAGACCGACTTCTATGTCGAGCTGCCGAACGGATCGCAGATCTGGATAGCCGGCCTCGATGATAAAGAGCGGGTCGAGAAGATCCTCGGGCAGGAATACGCCACTCTCTATTTCAACGAGAGCAGCCAAATCCCTTGGGCATCCGTCGAAACGGCAATGTCCCGCTTGGCGCAGAAGTGCGAGCTGGCCCCAGCGATAGCGGCAGCGACAGGCAGAAGGTACCTGGCCCTCAAGGCCTACTTCGACTGCAACCCGCCGTCTAAGCTCCATTGGAGCTTCCAGATGTTCCGGGCGAAGATGAAGCCGGGCACGAAGGAGAAGCTGGCCAAGCCGGAAGACTATGCCGAGATGCAGGTGAATCCTGCCGACAACTCGGAGAACCTGCCGCCTGAGTATTTCGAGGTGCTTGCCTCGATGTCCGCAGCGAAGAGGTTGCGGTTTGAGGCCGGAGAATGGGCGAGCGAAGTCAGCGGCGCTCTATGGGCTCTTGAGGATCGCAAGGCGCCAGACGGGAAGCTGATGCCGGGCATAGACAGCCTGCGTGTCGCCAGCGCTCCTGAAATGCGACGCATCGTGGTTTCCGTCGACCCCTCCGGTACGAGAGGCGATGGCGCGGGCGACGATATCGGTATCGTCGTCGCCGGCCTCGGCATCGATGGGCACGGCTACATTCTTGAGGATGGCACTTGCCAGCTGTCACCGGAAGGGTGGGGCAGGCGAGCGGTCGACCTCTATCATCGTCATCAGGCGCACCGGATCATCGGGGAACGGAACTTCGGCGGCGACATGGTGCGCTTCACCGTCTCGACGGCTGACAAGACCGCACCCTTCAAGGAAGTCGTCGCCAGCCGAGGCAAAGCGGTGCGAGCAGAGCCTATCAGCGCGCTGTATGAGCAGGGCAAGGTTCATCACGTCGGAGACTTCCCCGACCTTGAAGACCAGATGTGCAATTTCACGCCATCTGGATACCTCGGAGAGGGGTCACCTGACCGGGCCGACGCCCTGGTCTGGGCTCTCACCGAGTTGATGCTTGGAGGTTCGTCCTTCACGCTGACGAACGTTTAGGAGCGGACATGGCCAACATCATCGCGTTCGTCCGCGACAGCCTGACAAACATGGTCGCCAGCCTGGGTACCAGCCGGGACAAGGCAGCGGCCAACGTCTATTCCATGCCGATGCTCACCTACGAGGAGCTGCTCAACGCCTACCGTGGCGCGTGGCTCCCCAAGAAGATCGTCGATATCCCAGCATTCGATAGCATTCGCGCCTGGCGCGATTGGCAGGCGAAGAAGCCGCAGATCGAGGCTATCGAAGCGGAAGAGAAGCGCCTGAACGTCATGGGCAAGCTGCTTGAGACCCGCATCAAGGCGCGGCTCTGGGGCGGCGCAGCCTTGGTCATCGGTACCGGCGACCAGGACCTGACGCAGCCGCTTGACGTCGAGCGTATCGGGAAGGGCGGCCTGAAATACCTCACGGTCATGACGCGCCGCCATCTCACGGCCGGCGAAATCGATCGCGACCCGGCTTCGGAATGGTACGGCAAGCCGAAGATATACCAGTTGAACTCCGCCGACGGCGCCCAGGTCGAAATTCACCCGTCACGTCTCGTCATCTTCAACGGAAGCCAGCAGCCGGACGAGGACATCGTAACGAGCACCTATGCCGGTTGGGGCGACAGCGTGCTGTTGTCGGTCGTCGATGCGATCAAGCAGGCAGACGGTACCGCGGCGAACATCGCGAGCCTCGTCTTCGAGGCCAAGGTCAACGTGATCCGCATTCCGGACTTCATGCAGAACCTCGGCAATGCAGAGTACCGGGCCAAGATCCTCGAGCGCTATACGCTCGCTGCCACGGCCAAGGGCATCAACGGCGACCTCCTCCTCGACAAGGAAGAGGAATACGAGCAGAAGACGGCGAGCTTCGCCACGCTGCCCGAAGTACTCATGTCCTTCCTGCAGATCGTGTCCGGCGCCGCGGACATTCCGGCTACCCGTCTTCTCGGCCAATCCCCGGCCGGCATGAACGCGACCGGCGAAAGCGACCTTCGCAACTATTACGACCGCCTGCAGGCGATGCAGACCGTAGAAATGACGCCGGCGATGGCGCGACTCGACGAGTGCATCATCCGGAGCGCGCTCGGCTCACGGGACCCTGACATCTATTACGAGTGGGCGCCGCTCTGGGGCATGTCGGAGAAGGAGAAGGCCGACGTCTTCAAGACGAAGGCCGATGCTGCTCGGCAGCTGGTCGGAAGCGGTACGGGGCAGGAAATCATCCCGCGCGACGCCGTCTCCGACGCTCTGGTCAATACGTTCATTGAGGACGGCTCGCTGCCTGGTCTCGATGCCGCGATCGAGGAATACGGCAAGCTCGCCGAGCAGGATCCAGACGATGACGAGGTCGCAGCAGCTGCCGCTGCCCAGGCCCAACAGCAGAGGCAAAAGCAGCCGACCGCCGACGCCGCGCCTCGAACGCTATATGTTCGTCGCGACGTTCTGAACCGGTCTGAAATCGTCCGGTGGGCAACAGAACAGGGCTTCACTGACATCGTCCCGGACCTTCATGTCACAATCGCCTACAGCCGGACGCCCGTCGATTGGTTTGAGATGGGCGAAAGCTGGTCGCCTCGGCTTGAGATAGCTGCCGGCGGGCCCCGCCAGATGGAGAGTTTGGGCGGAGATGGCAAGTACAAGGCACTGCTCATCACCGCGTCGGAACTGGTCTGGCGTCACCGCGCCATGATCGAGGCCGGCGCATCGTGGGATTGGCCGGAATATCAACCGCATATCTCCATCCAAATCGGCGGCGATATAGATCTGTCTAAGGTCGAGCCGTATCGCGGCAAGATCGTCCTTGGCCCGGAGATATTCGAAGAAGTGCGCGAGGACTGATCAGCGAGGCTTAACCTGCCTCTCCCGCAGGAGAGCCTTTGCGACGGCAGTCATTTCGCTCAGATCGTAATCCACACCATCCGACGAGCGCTCGTTCACGTGAGAGAGCTGGACGCTAACATCGTCGGGCTCTTCGGCGTAGCGATAGGTCGAAAATGCCGTCCCCGTAGGCTTGTGCAGCACTTTCAGGTCGCCGTCGAACTCGAATTGTTCCGCCTTAACGTGGCTCATCCTTCGCTCCTTCTTTGAGGCAATACCATGAACTTCTTGGACGCTGCGTCGATCGCCGGCACGCGCCGGACCGCCGACGGCTACCTTGTGGCCGAAGTTAGGACTGCGCGAACTGGCATTCAAGATTATGCCGGTTGGGAAGTCGGAAAGCCTGACCTTTCGGTCGTGAAGGTCTATCGGCCGGAGGATCAGGTCTTCGACAAGGCCAGCCTCGGTAGTTACGCGCACAAGCCGGTGACGAACGATCACCCCGACGAGGCGGTGACCGCCGATAATTGGAAGAGCCTTTCCGTCGGCCAGATCGGCGATGAGGTCGCCCGTGACGGCGAGTTCGTCCGCATTCCGCTTATCGTCATGGACGGCGCCACCATCGGGGAAATCGAGGGCGGCAAGCGCGAGCTCTCCGCCGGCTACACCTGCGATCTCGCATGGGAGCCGGGTACCACGCCCGAGGGCGAAAAATACGACGCCATCCAGAAAGATATCCGGATCAACCACGTCGCCATCGTGCAGCGCGGCCGCGCCGGATCAGAAGCTCGCATCGGTGACGGTGTGAGGTCGTGGGGCGCTGCCCCTTTCACCAGTGATCAGAAACCGAAAGAGGACAAGATCATGACCCTGAAGACGGTTACCGTCGATGGCATCCCGGTTGAAGTAACCGACCAGGGTGCCACGGTGATCGGCACGCTCCAGCAGCGCCTTGCCGACGCCAACACCAAGTTCGCCGACGCCGAGAAGGCAAATCAGACGGCTTTGGCCGCCAAGGATGCTGAGCTGGCGAAGAAGGATGCCGAGATTGATGCTCTGAAGGGCAAGATCCTTTCCGACGCTGATCTCGACAAGCGCGTCCAGGCGCGTGCCGATCTCATCACCAAGGCGCATGCGACCGCCAAGGACGTGAAGACCGAAGGCCTTTCCGATGCCGCCATCCGCAAGGCCGTCGTTGTCGCCAAGCTCGGCGATGCGGCCGTCGCCGACAAGTCGGAAGCCTACATCGACGCTCGCTTCGACATGCTGGTCGAGGACGCCAGCAAGAACGGCGCCGATCCCTTCCGCACCGTCGTGCAGCAGGGCCTTTCGCAGGTCAGCGACGCCGACAGGGTCGTGACCGACGCCTATTCCCAGATGGTCGCCGACATGAAGGCCGGCAAGACCTCTGCAGCGGCCAACTAAGGAGGCGCTTCAATGGCTACCTACCAGACCACTTATGGCGCGGCTCCCGCGAAGGGACTTGCAGGCCAGATCGCTTCCGAAGAGAAGTGCAACAAGGTCAGCCGCACTGTTGAGACTGCTGCGGGCATCAAGTTCGGCGCACCTGCACAGCGGGGAGCCGGCAATCATGGCGTTGCCATCCTTACCACCGGCGACTTCCTCGGGCTCGCAGTGCTCAACCCGGCGGTACCGCCGAGCGCCAGCAACCCTGACGCCTATCCGCAGTACTTCACCGGCGCCTTCATGACGATGGGCACGATGTACGTCACTGCGGGTGCAACGGTCGCTGCCGGTGACCCGGTCTACTACCTGACCGCCAACGGCCGGTACACGAACGTTGCCAACGCCGGCGCTAATCCGGCTATCCCCGATGCCTTCTTCGAAGAAGCGGGGACCGACGGCGCCATCGTCCAGATCAGCCTTAGCCTGCGCCATCAGGCGTAATGCCTCGCGGAAGGAACCCTGAACTATGAACCAGATCATCCGTCAGGCCTTCGCTGATGCGCAGGCCGCGTTCCCCTTCGTCATCGCGCAGGGGCGCAACATCGAGACCCGCATCTACCAGCGGCGTTACCCGACCTTCAACTACGGCGCACACGTGCCCGTCGTGACGGAAGGGAATGCCTGGGCGATCGGCACGACGTTCTTCACCGTCGATACCGCAGGCGAGGCGAAATTCCTCTCCGGCGCAGGTACCGACATGCCCTTCAACCAGGCCACGAAGGACATGGCCAGCCATGACTTCGCGATGATCGGCTCCGGCTGGGAGTGGAACCTCGAGGAAGTCAATCAGGCGGCCCTCTACGGCATCGACCTGAACGGTACCAAGGCCATGTCGGCTTCCGACAAGGTCGAGCGCCTGCTCAACTCGGTTGCCATGGTCGGCACGACCGAGAAGAATTGGACCGGCTTCGTCAACGACCCGCAGGTCTCGCGTGTCGACGTTGCGGCTGATGGCGCAGGCGGCGGCGGCTCGTCCACCTTCTGGGTGAACAAGACCAACGACCAGATCCTCCGGGACATCAACGACCTGATCTCCAGCGTTCGGGAGAACACGTCGGAAGTGGAGTGGGTCGACACGCTGCGGCTGCCGCCGGAAGCATTCCGTCTCATCGCGACCCGCCGTCTCGGCGAAGGTGACGGCCTCCTGACGCTCCTGGAATACATCCGCCGCAACAACGTCTACACGGCGGAAACCGGCCAGCAGCTCGACATCCAGCCGCTGCGCGAGCTGGCGAATGCCTCCCAGGACGGCGGCGGCCGCATGGTCGTGTATCGCCGGGATTCTGAAGTTCTCCGCTTCCACCTGCCGATGCCGCGCCGTGTCCTCCAGCCGCGCCAGAAGTCCATCATGGGCTTCGAGACCGGCATCATCGCCCGTACCGGCGGTACCGAATGGCGTCTGCCTGGTGCCGCTGCCTACGGCGACGAAATCACCGCACCGTAAACCGGAGTATTATCGATGAAAATCACCAACAATAGCAAGGCGCTCCAGGGCGTCCGTTCCAAGGGGCGGGCGGTCTACATCCCACCGGGTGAGACCCGCGACGTCGATCTTGAAGGGGTCGATCTCGAGAAGGCCAAGCGCCTTCGCTTCCTCAAGATCGAAGGCGTCTCCAAGGCTGTAAGCAACCAGGACGGCGACGGTCCGAAGACGGCACTCGAAGTGCTCGAAATGGCGAAGGACCAGAACGTGCAGTTCATGTCCTTCAAGTCGGCCGCCAAGAAGCTGCTCGGCGAAAAGACCCCGTCCACCAAGGACGAGATCGTCGCGGCTCTCGAAGAGCTGGCGACGCAGCCCTGACAATCAGCCCGGCGGTAATCTGCCGGGCCTATTCTTGCTTCGGAGATCGACATGGCTGGATACGGCACGAACGACGGCTTCACGGCGTACGCAACCGAAGCCGGCTATGTCTTTCCCGACGGCACGACCGATGCCCAGAAGACCGCCGCACGTCAGCGCGGTTCTTTGGTGATCGATCGGTATGAGCCTCGGTTCAGCGGGCGAAGGACCGGCGGGTACGTCCAAGAGCGAGCGTGGCCGCGCACGGGCGCGACGACCTATTACGGCGAGGCGATCCCCTCGGGCGAAATCCCGGTCGCGGTTATCAACGCCTCGTATGAGGCCGCATTCCTCGAGTTGACGAACCCAGGCAGCCTTTCGCCGGTCGTAACAGGCACGTCTACGGTGAAGCGCGAGAAAATCGGACAGCTTGAGGTCGAGTATTCAACCTCTACTTCAACGGATATCGACGACCTCGTCGCGCTCGCCACGCCTGTCGTGACCACGATCGAAGGGCTGCTCTGGCCGTTTCTCGTGCCGGTCTGGCCGGGTGCTTTGGTGGTGTAGCTCCAGGCATCGCGCGCACTTGATCAGAATACGCCCAGTGAGCCGAGCAACGAGACCATTCCGGCGATCAAAATAACGAATTGAGCCCTCTGCTTCATCGTAGGGCCAATTGGAAGCTTCTGCACGAGATAAAGCACAACCCCGACGAAGAGGATGGTCACGAGAATGCTGATTGTGGCGGACATGTCCCCCAGATCCTTGAACAAAGAGCCTTGCGGCAATGAGGCGTAAATAAGGCTTAGCTCTCGAAAAGGAAGGGCGGAGGATGGCAAACCCGATCTATGCGCGCCTGCAGGCGACCGCGCAGCGCCTCATCGCCAAGTACGGCCAATCCGCTACTGTGAAGCGGATCGCGCCTCCGGATCCTGTTTACGGCGGCGAGCCTGTCGAGACCGCCTACCCGGCCACGCTGGTGCCGATGGCCTACGAGGCCCGCTACATCGACGGCACGGTCATCCAGACCGGCGACATGCAGATTTACATCTCCGGGGTCGGACTGCCGATCGAGCCCACCGTCGGCGACGTCGTCACCGCCAATGGCGCTGATTACGCCATCGTTGCCGGAGACCCGAACAAATACGACGGCATCACGTCGGTCGTCTTCATCGTGCAGGGGCGCATCGCGTGATGTCTATTACTCACTCTTGAGAAGGCTAACCCGGATGCTCTTGAAACCCTGGTCGAGAGTTTCGAAACCTAATCTGACGGAGCGCGCATCAACTTCTATCGGGATTCCCTCCGTAGACGTACCCTTTGCAGTCTTAACCGCGTGCTGATGTAGTTCATCGAACCACGCTAGATCCTCTGTTCCTTTTTCCTCTGCTAACGCCTTCAGAGCCGCCGCTAGCGCTTCATGGTAGGCGATGACGATCGTGCCAAGTTCAGCCTCTGCGTTCTCTTTGGAATACTGCAGTTTGAAAGCCATTTTGTTCTCCTTTGTCCTGTCGAGATAATTCGGCGGGTTCCTGTCCCCCTGGAAAGGATCGAATCATGAAACTCCGCTTCGTGAAGGACTATACGCAATTTAAGGTTGGTGACACCATCGATGACACCCAAATTGGAGTCGCCTACGCCAATGGGTTGGTCAATCTCGGCCTCGCCGAACGGATGCCCGAGGAGAAGCCCGCCAAGAAGGTCGAGAAGGGAGCGCAGCAGTGAACCGGCGCTCGTTTCTCGGCTTTGCCGTCGGCGGCGCCGTAGCTGCTCCCGCAGCCATTCTCGTCGGTGAGCGCGTGGAGGGCTTTCCGAAGCCCGAAGCCATGCCGGCAACAGCCGTCGCTCGCAGTCAAGCCCGACAGGTCAGCGTCATGGTCACGAGCGCTGATGGGGACGCGCGTATTCGTCGGCTCGTTCAGAAGGAACTCCACAGGGCAATGCTCGAGCACCAGCGCGGCGGCATCGCATTAAGTCGGCGCGACCAGTTGATGCGGGGCTGATTGCGTGGCGTCTCTTCGCCAGCAGCTCGACGCCCTCATCGAGGAGCTTTCCCCAGCCATGGAGAAGGCCTTCCGAGAGGCGATCGAGGACATCAAATCCGAGATCGTCTTGAAAGAGGTCGTCGAGAGGCTGGAACGCCGAGACGTCGAGGGCGCCATTGCGGCGCTTCACATCGACCCGGCAGCCTTCCGGCCGCTCTCCGAAGCGATCCGGACCGCCTTCAATTCCGGTGGCCTCCTGGTCGTCAAGAATATGCCGCGCCTGTCGGACCCGGCGGGCGGCCGTGTCGTCTTCAGGTGGGACGTCCAGAACCAGCGTGCCGAGCAGATCATTCGCGAAACCTCGTCGACGATGATCACGCACGTCACCGAAGACACGAAGCAGATGGCCCGGGAGCGGATCGAAGCAGGCTATGCCAAGGGGCAGGGGCCGAACACGATAGCTCTCGACATCGCCGGCCGTGTGAACCGGGTCACCGGGCGCCGTGAGGGCGGTTTGCTCGGCATGACGTCGCAGCTTGCCCGCACGGTCGAGAACGCCCACACGGCGCTGCTCTCGGGCGATGTAGAGGGCATGAAGCACTACCTGACGCTGACGAGGCGGGATAAGCGCTTCGATCGACAGGTCGCCAAGGCTATTCGGGAAGGGAAGCCGCTTCCGGCCGACGCCGTCCAGAAAATCACCGGCCGCCTGGCGGACCGCTATGTCCAGCTCCGCGCCCAGACCATCGCCCGGACGGAAACGCAGTCATCGGTGCATGCGGCCAAGCACGAAGCCTATCAACAGGGGCTTGATCGCGCCGGCCGTGATGCAAGCCTTGTCACCCGTCGGTGGCGCTCGGTCGGCGACGGCCGTGTTCGCCACACGCACCAGGTCCTGAATGCTGAAGAGGTGACGGGCATGGACCTGCCGTTTCAGTCGCCATCCGGCGCTATGATGCGCTTCCCGGGCGACACCAGCCTCGGCGCCGGCGCTGCCGAGATCATCGGCTGCCGCTGCCATGTCGAATATGACTTTGGATTCGCCGAGGAATACGCGAGATCGCGAGGCCGATAATGGCTGAGAACAATCTGAGCTTCGCCGCCCAGGTCTCGGAATGGGTGCAGGCGGAAAAGGAGCGCGAGGCGGCCGTCCTGCGCACGGCTGCGCAGATGGTCGCGAACAACGTTCGGACATCGGTTGCGGAAGGTGGGCGCATCCCGGTCGACACCGGCAACCTGAAGAACTCGCTGATGGCATCGACTTCGACAATGCCACGCGTCGATGAGGGCGAGAGGGCTTATCCGGATCAGAGCGGAGAGATCGAGCTCGTCATCTCCAACCTCGATGTTGGCGAGACGCTCTATCTGGGATTTCAGGCGGCCTATGGTCCTCGTTTGAATTACGGCTTCGTCGGACAGGACAGTTTGGGTCGCATCTACAATCAAGCCGGTTTCGGCTTCGTCGATGCCGAGGCTCAGAACTGGCCGCAGACGGTCAAGGAAGCTGAGGCGAAGGTTCGCGGTCGCTTTGAAGCGGGTCCGTCCCCTCGGACATGATGATCAGAGCCTTCTGAAGCACATCGAGATCGCGGATGGCGGCGGAGAGAACCTGCCGGCCGTTCTCGGTTCGCACTGTCTTGTTTAGCAGCAGCGATTGCGCCTCGTGCAGGAGGTCATGCACCTCGGTATCTGAGAGCGCTTTGTTTTCGGCCATAGGCCAGAGGTAGCAGATGGCCGATACGGTGGAAATGAAAATCTATCAGGCGCTGCTGCTGCGAGCGCAGGCGTTTGTTCCGCCGGCCGGTGTGACCATCGTCCTGCCTGGGGTGCCTTTCGCGCCGACGGCACAGAGCAAGTTCGTTTCGGTCGAAGTTCACTTCAATCGCTCGATCGAGACCGACCTGTCGCTTGTCATGGACCCGATCCGGCAAGGCTTTATGCGCACCAATGTCATGTGGCCGAAAGGCTCCGCGATCGTCGATGGGTACAATCTGGCCGGCCAGCTTCGCGCGCATTTCCGCCGCGGTACAAAGCTTTTCCGGACCGATACGCAAGTCCGCATCGACGAGGATCCGGAAATCGGCGTCCTCGTGACAGGGGATACCCACCACAACATACCCGTCACCACCCGGTGGCGTTGCTACCCGCAAGTTCCGGCCTGATTGGCCTGCCGTTCCTGCGCCTTCGGCAAGCGCAATCAGACAGAAAGGAATGAGCTATGGCTCAGCTTTACCCGGTCGCCGGTGCGAAAATCTATATCGGTGCGGCCGTCAATGACGTCCCGGATGATGCCGACATCATCGAATCCCTTTTCACCTCGGTCACCTTCACCGAAATCAAGGGATGGCAGACGATGGGCGCCATCGGCGACGCCGCCGCTCTGATCACCGAATCCATCATCTCTTCTGGGCGCGACCTGAAGGCTAAGGGCACGCGCAACGCCGGATCGATGCAGAACAACTTCATCATCCTGCCAAACGACGCCGGCCAGATTGCGCTGATCGCGGCCGAGGCGACCGACTACAACTATCCGTTCAAGCTCGCCTTCGACGACGCACCTCCGGCAAAGACGTCGACTGTGACGATGACGATCGCGTCTCCCGGCGTTATCTCGTGGGCCGCGCATGGCCTTGCGGCAGGCACTCCCGTCAAGTTCTCGACGACTGGCGCACTGCCGACCGAGCTTACGGCAGGGACCACGTATTATGTCGTCAACCCGAGCACAAACGACTTTCAGGTCTCGGCGACGCCTGGCGGTGCAGCGATCGCCACGACCGGCACGCAGTCAGGCACCCATACCGCCACGACCGTACCGACGGGCACGATCAAGTATTTCTACGGGATCGTCATGACCGCCCAGGAGAACGGCGGCGGCGCCAACACCGCTCGTCTGCTGCAGGGCAACGTCGAAATCAACAGCGCCGTGCTGACGGTCGCTCCGGTCGGTGGTGCGTAATGTCTGAAGAGTTTGTCGACCTTTCCGGCCTCGAAGCCCTCGTCCAATCCCAGGAGGAGGGTATCGAGATCGATATCCTGAATGAGCAGGCAAAGCCGATCGGTCTCAAGATCCGCGTAGTCGGTCCGGATAGCGACCGCACGCAGAAGGCGGTGCGCGATGTCGCCGCGGAGTTCGCCAAGGCTGCGGCCGAGCGCGAAAGCCTCGGAGAAGCGCGGGATGATGATAGCGACGCCCGCATGGTCGCCATCCTCGCAAAGGCAACGTTGAGCTGGTCGCCGAATCCAAAGATAGGCGGCAGTGTTGTGCCCTTCTCGGAGGAGAATGTTCGCAACCTCTACACCAAGTTCCGGATCATTCGTGAGCAGGTCGAGGTTCGCGCGGTTCGCCGCGGCTCTTTTACCAAAGGCTGATCGACCGGCTCTGCAAGCTTATCGTCGATCAGCACGAAGGTAAGAAGCTCGCTATCCCCGCTGCGGGCCAGCAGGTTTGGTGGTGGTTCCGCGAGCTGGACAGCCAGCGCACCGGGAATGGCTACGGGCCCAATGCTCTCGGGTTTCAAGCAATTGGAGAATGGGCGAGGCTTCGCGGCCTCGTCCTCAAGCAGTGGCAGCTCGATGCCATTCTGGCGATGGACCTGAAGCGTTGCGAGATCATGGCGCCGAAGGATGAGCCGGAGCCAGAGAAGCCGAAAGTCTCAGAGCGTCCGCTCTCAGCGCGTCTGTTCGATGCGCTTTTCCCAAGCAAGAAGTGATAGCCGATGTCTGAAGCTACCCTTGGTTTCAAGATCGACAGTTCGCCGGCCGTCAAAGGCGCGGCTGACCTCGATCATCTGACGGCAGCCGCTGGCCGCACTCAACAGGCTGTTGGGAAGCTCGAGAACGAGGTCGAGCAGCTTGGCGGCGCGCTTGGGAAGGCCGGGCAGGGCGCTGGGAGGCTAAAGCCTCCGATCGATGATCTCGGCCGCTCGTTCGGAGCGCAGGACGAGCATGTGCGCGCCTTCCGGATGGAAGTCGAGAGGCTCACGCTGAAGTATCAGCCGTTGGCGAAAGCTACGCGTGATTATGAGGCCTCCATCGGCGAAATCCAGCGGGCGCACAAGCTCGGCGCCATCACCGCGCAGGAGATGACGCAGGCTCTCGATCGTGAGCGGCAGGCTTATGAGCGGCTGAAGACTTCGGCCACGGCGGCCGGTGCCGCGGTAAAGGCTGCGAACACGAACCGACCGGGCGGGCAGGGCTTCAATTCTGCCAACGCGGCGTTCCAGTTTCAGGACATCGCCGTTACGGCCGCCATGGGCATGAACCCGCTTATGATCGGCCTGCAACAGGGCACGCAGCTTGCCTCTGTCGTTGGATCTATGGAGAGGCCTGTCGCCGGTCTGACAGCTGCTTTTGCATCGCTCATCAACCCTGTTTCGCTGGTCACGATCGGTTTGACCGCCGGCACCGCAGCTCTCATCCAATATTTTTCTACATCGAGTGAAGGCACCAGCGACATGGCGCTCGATCTCGAACGCCAGAAAGAGCTCATAGCCGAAGTCGCCGCGCAATGGGGCGATGCGCTCCCAGCCTTGAAGGCCTATGCCGACCAACAGCAGCGCCTGGAGGATGCGCAAAGGCGCATGGATGCGGTCAACATCGCTGCGTCTAATCAATGGAAGATCCTGGATAGCCAAGTTGGCGCCGCAGGTAATGAACTTCTCACCGTCAACTCGATCCTTCAGGATCTGGGAGATATTGGATCAATCGTCGCTCTCCAGGAAGCGGTGAAACGCCTTGAGACAGGCATCGCCAATGAAACGGCGACTGCCCGGGATGCTATTTCCGTACAACAGCTCTTGACGGGAGTATTCGAGCGACACGGCATTCCCGTCGCCGACATGGCCGCCCAGAGCTACGGGAATATGGCGGATGCCATCGAAAGAGCCGGAGCCGCTGCAACTCGGCTTAGAGGCGATATCCGCAGCATTCAGGACATCATTTCCGAATCGTTCTTCACCGAAAACGGCAAGACAATGCGCACGGCGGACTTCATGCCGCGCAATCCCGGTGTTCCCACGAGCCGACCGAACATCGAACTGAGCGGCGATCCGGACGCCACGACCATTCTCAACTCCGATGGTCGGCTGACGGGCGTTCCGGTGCCTGGCCAGAAGCCGAATTTCTTCGAGCTCGAAACGCAGAAGGAGAAAGTCGACGACGCCACCAAGGCTTATCGGCAGGCAGCCGAGGCAAAGGCTGACTTCTGGCTCGACATCTCGTTTCAGGAGCGTCAGGCCGAACGCAGCGCCATCGATCGGCAGGTTGCGACCACGCTCACGCGCTACGGCTTCAATGAGGACCTGAATTCGCCTGAGGCTGATGCAATCCGCCAGGGTCTTCGCCGGGAGGAAGCAAAGGACGCGTTCAAGGGTTTCTTCGACGGCATTCATCAGGAGGCATGGGCGAACGGCGGCAAGATCGGGGATGCCATCGTCAAGTCGGCCTTGAGCGCTGCGCAGAAGGCCAGCGAGAAGGCTTGGAGCGCCATCTTTGATCAACTCGGTACCGCTGCAGCGAGCTGGCTGACGGGCGGTTCCAAGGCGGGTGCCGGCGCCGTGTCTGCCGGGTTCAACGCGACCACAACGTTCGGGTCATTTCTTGGCGCAAACGATAACAAGACCTTTGCCGCTCCGGTTGGTGCCGTCACCCGAGGCGCGCTGCCTCCGACGACAGAGATCGCTAGCTATATTGCAAAGGCGGCCGCTGCTCGGGGCATAGACCCCGACATCGCGCTGCGAGTAGCCAAGTCTGAAGGCGGTCTCAATAGTTGGAACCTCCAGTCCAACTACGTCAAGAACGGAGTTCGTGAGCCGTCGTTCGGGCCGTTCCAGCTCTACAAGGGCGGCGGTCTCGGCAACAAGTTTATGGCCCAGACGGGACTTGATCCGGCCGATGCGTCGGCTGGCCCGGCCGGGATCGATTTCGCGCTTGACGAGGCCAGGAAGAGCGGCTGGGGGGCATGGTATGGCGCCAAGAAGGCTGGCATCGGCAACTTCGAGGGCATCGGGACCTATTCCGGAGGCGAAAGTGCCGTGGATGCGGTCACCAAGCTCGGCGAAGCATCTAGGGAAACGGTCAAGGGTCTGAGCGCGCTAGGGCAGGGTGCCGGCGGTCTTGGTCAGACGCTTGCCAGCATTCCGCAAGCCCTCATGGCCAACGGCGGTGGTTCTGGCATCCTGAGCAGCCTGACCAAGTACGGTATGGGTCTATTCTCCGGTTCGGGCCAATTCGCCTCGGCGATGCTCAGCGGCGGCATCGGTCTTTTCGCCAACGGCACGAACTATGCGCCCGGCGGCTTGTCGGTAGTCGGCGAGCGCGGGCCGGAGCTTGTGAACCTGCCGCAGGGGTCAGGCGTCATGAGCAATCACAAGCTCATGCAGTCCTTGAACGACAACAACAACCAGCGTTCCAACGCTCCGGCGAACCTGAACGTGAACGTGATCGGCGCGAATGGTGACGATCACGTCCGAGCCCTCGTCAGGCAGGGCGTCGGCCAGGCCTTGTCTCAGTACAACGAGCAGCAGCGCCGCGTCGGATTCGGGGAAACGCAGAAGCGATTTGTAGCGCAGAAAGGCTGATGGATGGCAGTCTACATCAACCAGCCGACTGTGCCGATCATGTATCTACGGCCGACCCGGGCGAGTTTCGACAATCCCGGTTCGGCGATCGACGGAGGCGTCAATGGCGTCGGGGAGTCGATCAGCATCGAGACGAGCGGCGGCGGTATCGTCACTGCCGTCTATGAGCGGTGCGTGCTACAGGCTGACGATACCGAGCGTCACGAGGTCATCAACTGGCTCGGGGCCCGCGGGAACGGCGGCTACCGCTTCTTCAACGTGCCGATCATCAATGACGGGATTGGGCCGTTCCCAGTTAACGGCGGCAAGCGGCGCCCGATCATCAAGGGTATTCCGCACTCCGACGGGTCGTTCTTCTCGGATGGCTCTGGTTACAGCCAAGCGACGGTATTCGGGACTGTGGCAGTCGATGCAGCCCTCGGCGCTGGTATTCTTAAGATTCGGGTGACGGGCGCGGCTCGACCTCTTCGCTGGTCGGATTGGTTCTCGATCTACCACCCGACTAAAGGTTGGCGCGCTTATCGGTATTGGGAGGTGATCGATGTCACCGACGATCCAATACCACTTTACACCCTGGCTCTGACGCCGCCTTTACGCGAAGCGGTGACGGCCGGCACTCGGGTCGAGCTCGCGCGGCCGATGTGTGTCATGAAGTTCCCGCGTGGCTTCACGCTGCCGTGGGATTATGAGGGCTGGTATCATTCTCGGCCGACGCTTCAGTTTACGGAGGCGTTTTGATGGAGTTCATTCCGACGAACATCGTCGAGGAGATGCGCGGCAGCCATCAGCTCGGCATCTTCCTCAGGGTCGACACGGATCCTGCTTTGCATCTCTGGTTTGGGATCAACGACATTCCGGCCAACTTCGACAGCATCGACCCGACAGGAACGGTTTATCTCGGCGGCGGCCGTCTCATCGGCGTGCCAACGCTCGAGATATTGGTCAACGGTACCGCAGACAGTGTCGAGTTCACCCTGTCCGGGCTCGACCCGACGACATCGGCAAAGATGCTCGACAGCCTGCCGCCGGTGCGCGGCGCGGCCGTCCAGATGGGCCTGACGACCCTCGATCGGTATTTCCAGCCGATGAGCAGCATCATTCCGATCTGGACCGGGACCGCGTCACATACCGGAGAGGTGAGCCCCCCGGTCGAGGAGGGGGATAGCCCGAGCATCACGCTTTCGCTTGCCGTCGTGACGGGCGAGGCGACCCGCTCTCGTGGCGCCCGCTCTGTCTGGTCAACACCTCATCAGAAGGCGATATCGCTGACCGACAAGTTTTGCGACGGCGTCAGCCGGCTTGCCAGGGGCGTCCAGCCGGTCTGGCCGAATTTCCAAGGATAGCCATGACCTTGCAGGAATTTCTTAGCCTGCCACACCAGTTTCGGTGGGGCGGGGTGGGCGGCGACGATTGCACGACCTTCTGCGGAACGTGGCTGCGCGAAAGCGTCGGCGTTGATCCTGCGGAGACCTATCGCGGCACATACAGCACGGCGGAAGGCGCTCACGACATCCTGGCGCAGGCCGGCGGCCTCGTAGCCTTCGCTGCGGCCGCACTTGAGCCCCTCGGCTTCGTGCGTACCGAAGATCCGCTCGACGGCGACGTGGGGGTCGTGCTCGCGCCTGCTGGCATGGCCGACGTGAAGGAAGTCTGCGCCATCCGTTTCGGACCGCTCTGGGCCTTGCTGGCGCCGTCCGGTGTCATCGCCAAGAAACTTGAACACGTTGCTGCCTGGCGCGCGCCGGATGGAGATCGAGACGCATGAGTTTCCATCACCGCATGATGCTGCAGCGCTATGGGCTGGGCTGCACGACGTCGCTTTACAGCGAAGTTCTGTTCGATCCGATCTTCACGCCGATCTTCACCGCGGTTCTCGGTACTGGTGCGTTCAACATTGGCGTTGCGTCCATCTCCTACGCTTCGATCGCGTCGGCGATTGCCACGACGGCCATCTCGATCGGTCTGCAGGCGCTTCTGGCGCAGGCACCAAAGCCACCGAAGCCTGAAGATGGCAGGGCGCCGCTCAACCAGGCGATACCATTCCGCGTCTATGCGGTCGGCCGCACTCGTCTTGCCGGCGCACGCATGATGTGGGAGGCGAAGGGCTCCAAGCTGTATTCTGTCCAGGCGATCGCCGGGCATCGGATCAAGTCGTTCAACCGGTTCTACCTGAATGATGATGAGGTGACAGTCGTCGACAATGTTGTCACGCCGCTCACGACTGGCGGCCGGTACGGCGCAGGTTCGGCGAATGTGCGCCTTTACACTCGCCTCGGCGCCAATCCGGAAACGCCATATGCTGAGCTTGTCTCGGAGCTGGGCGCGGATAGCATTTGGACAAACGACCATCGAGGCGACGGCCAAGCTTCGCTAGCCATGCGGGCGCAGAACGCCGATGCGCAGGACCAGCAGACCGCTTTCCCTTATGGCGCTCCATCTCCTTCGGTGGAGATCGATGGCGCTTACTGCTGGGATTTTCGCGATCCGTTGCAGAACCCGGCAGATCAGAGCACTTGGACGTGGACCCGAAACTCGGCCATCATTTTGGCTTGGCATCTCTGCTTCAACGAGTTCGGATTCGGCCTCGACTATCAGAAGGCACTCATGCCGGTCATCGACCTCTGGAAAGGGGAAGCTGACATCTGCGACGAGGAAGTCCCTCTCGCCGGCGGCGGCACCGAAAAGCGTTATGAGTGCAATGGCTGGGATACGACAGAGAACGGCCCGAAGTCTGGACTGAACGCGATCTTAGCGACGTGCGACGGCCACCTGGTCGCGCGTGGTGACGGCGCCCGCATCCTGACGGTCGGCAAGTTCCGCGAAAGCCGGACAGCAACGCTGACCGACGCCGACCTCATCGGCCACAACGTCCAGTACGGAGTTCTTTTCGAGGACGAGTGCAATCGGCTCGTGCCGAAGTTCACCTATCCGGCGACCAACTACACGAGCTGCGACACGGACTTCTTCGAGGACACGGCCGCTCAGATCGCCGCAGGTCGCGTCCTAACAATGGAGGGGAGCTACGAGTGGTGCCACCAGTGGCGGCAAGCGCGTCGGCTCGGGAAGCGCGATTGGTTGCGCCAGCGCCAGGAGGTCAAAGGCAGCCTTGATGTTCGCCTTTCGGGGATCAACGCCGTCTACGCGCGATGGGTCCGGCTCGAGACTCCGAAGCGGTTACCGAAGCTAGACGGGAAACTGATCGAGAACCGCCGCTCCATCGTGGCCCTCACGAAGGGCGGCTTCACGATGGATTTCATCGAGCATCCCGAAGGGATTGACGACTGGAACCCGGCGACGGAGGAGGGGCAGCAGCCGCCGGTACCGCCGGCAGTGAATGCCTCCGAGATACCAACGCCGGTTATCAACCTCATTCAGGCGAAGGCAAACGGCGGCAGTGTCTATATCAGGGTCGTGATCATCGACCCGGAGGACGGCAGTTTGACGCCGGTCGTTCGCTACAGGGTAGCCGATGCTGACGGGCTGGGAACCCCCGGCGCATGGGTCGAGCAGTCCAATCCAAGTGCGGAGCCTTCCGGTGGATATATAGACCTTTCGACTGGGAATGTTCCCGTCGACAAGGTTCTGGATGTCCAGGCGGCGTTCATTGCGTCGAACAGAAGGTATTCCAATTGGTCGGTAACGGAGACGATTACGTCGACATCGGACCCGACACCCCCGGCCGCGCTCGCGTCCTTCACGCTCACCGGATCGGCACCCCGTCTTGGTAATGCGTCCTTTGGGTTCTCCACCGGCAACGACGGACACGTCGCAACGGTGCAGATTTATAGGGTGGCATCTGGCGCGGCATTCGATCCAGACACCGCGACGCTTGTCGGTACACGGGCGGTAGGGCCTTCGGCGAGCTATTCGTTCACCGATGGCGACACGACACGAACCAACCTGCTGAGCAATCCCGGCTTCGACACAGACACAGTCTGGTCGAAGGGAACCGGTTGGACGATCTCAGGCGGAACCGCCAATAAGGCGGCGGGGACAGGCTCTCTTCTGTCTCAGGCTGCCGCCATCGCAAACGGGAAGAAGGCCCGCATCAAGTACGTCGTTTCCGCCTGCACGGCGGGAACGATAAGGGTGCGCATCTCAACGGGGAGTTCGCCATTTGATGACTCTCCGGATCGGTCCGCGAACGGCACGTACCTGGAAAGCATCACCGCAACAGGCGCCCGAGACACCTTCAGCCTGAGAGCGGGCAGCACCTTCGCAGGCTCAATCGACGACGTCGTTCTTTTCGAAGAGACGGCAAGCTGCGCGCCTCAAGGCGTGTGGGACTACTACGCCCTACCAGTCAACGGTTCCGGCGTCGAAGGCCCTGCCTCCGGCCCCGTGAACGTAACCATCATCTGATCTTCCGAACATCAATCGACGTTCCTTGGCCGCCCGCCGAGGACACTAACGCATGGAGAACTTCATGGCCGGTGAAATCCAGGCAGCGTTCAATACTGTCTATGCCGATGGCCCTTCTACCGAACCGGATGAGCCGTCAAAGCCCCGCATCCGCACCGAGCTCGCGCCGGTCATCCAGAAGAGCTTTGATGACGCGGTTTCTCTGGCTGGCGTCGGGATCAAGTGGAAGAACCCAGTTCGCGCGGCGTCTGCATCAAACGTAGCCCTTTCGAGCATCGTCAACGGTGCATCATTCGGGGGCGTAACGGTGGTGACGGGCGATCCCGTTGGGGTTGTCGGACAGTCGGGTGCTGCCGAAAACGGCGCGTATGTGGTCCAGGCTAGCGGACCGCCAGTTCGCCGGGTCGATCTCGATACTGGTGATGAATTCCCAGGCGCTGCCTTCATGATCAACGAAGGCACGCTCGCGGGGCAGGCGTATGCGTGCGTCACTACCGGCGCAATCACTGTTGGGACGACGCCGCTCACGTTTCGCAAGGTCATCGATATTTCGTCTCAGAACACCGCGCTGAACAGCCTAACGGTCCGGGTTGAGGACCTTGAAGAGCAGAAGACGACGATGCGCCGCTTCGTTGAGATCCTGCTCGACGGCTGGGTCTCTGTCGAAATCTGCTTGATCGGGGATTCGATCACATGGATGCTCGCGGCTACGGGTTCCTCGTCCGAGAACCCGCGCACCGGCGAATTGACCGACCCACGCAACAATCTTACTGCGCCCGGTTGGGCAAATCTGTTTCGCGATTATCTGATCGCCAACTTTTGCGCCCTCGCCGGCGGGGAGGTGCTGCAAAATCCGAGCCCTGGCGTCGGCTATGCACGCCGCTGGGTGGAAGGCGACCCGACGACGGAAGCAAGGTTTCGCTACATCAGCCGAAGCACTGGCCTCGATCTGACGAAACCAGTCATGTCCGGAGGCAGCTTTGACAACGCCACCTTCCGGCGGACCTTAGACATTCCTGCGAACAATTCTAACCGAGCCCTTGAATTCAGTTTTTACGGGGACAAGGTCGAATTCTATTTTGCGGGTCTCGCGACCGACCCTGGGGCTACATTCTCAGTCGAGGTCGATGGTGTCGTCGTCGGCTCATATTCGCACTACGAGAGCCCTTCTGCGTGGCGCCAAATGCAGGCGATCGACACCTCTTTCGGCCAGCACACAGTCAGGATATGGAACAACTCGAACACGCAAGTACTGCGTTGCGAAATGCTGCGCCATTACCGCCGTCTGCAGGTCAGGAACCAGGGCATCATCGGCGTCCAGTCTTCGAGGTGGCTGCCAACCGGAACGCTCTGGTCTGGGATCGCGGCAACGGACAATATCGTTCTTTGCCAACTTGGCACGAACGATCGGATCGGAGCCCCCGGGTTCAGCCTGCGGCCACAGAAACTTAGGGACAACCTCAACACGATCGGATCGCAATTAAAGGCGGACGGGAAGCTTCTTGTGCTTGCCACTCCGCCGAAAGCGGCGCCGACGTCCGATTATCCGATTGTTCCCCCGCCTCAGTACAACTTCGACACGGCCGACGCGGCGCAGGCGGTGCGTCTTGCGGCGCAGGATCTGAAGGTCTCAGTTATCGACCACTTCCAGAACTTCGCGATCAACTACGCGAGCTTGCTCGCAGATGGCATCCATCCGAACGATGCTGGCTATCAGGTAATGTACAAGGATGGGTGGGTGGCTGCGGTGCAGCGTGAGCAGGCTGCTATCGCGCTTGCGGCGCTCGCGGTATGAGGGAGAAAACGATGAACAAAGAAATGATTTAGCTTCAGCGATCAGCTCTGGCTAGAGGCGACATGACGCAGATGCTCGCGCACGAATTCATCGTGGTCATTGTCATCTTCCATCGTCGCCAATTCTGACTGTTCTGTCATGATATCTCCATCGCTTTCGGCCTGGCTTGCATTGGTGGCTAGATAAGCATCGACGCTGCGAAGATGTTCTTTCACGATTTCATCGTGGTCACTGTCATCATGCGCGGGAAGCGGACCGCAGCATGCGTCTGCCGTCGGTGGAAGAATACGTTCTGTGATGGAGACTGTATGATCGGTCATGCTTGTTCCTCACCTATTCTTGTCACCGTTTGTGAATGCGTCCTTATCGCTGTATAGCATCCGCAGATTACACGATAGAGGTGAAAATGGCAGTCTCTGACCTGATTCATGAGCTTGAAAGCGCAAGTGAACCAAGCCGCGAAACGGACGCCAGGATCGCGCTGCTCTTTGGTTGGCAGCGGCGAGTAGAGACTTCAGAGGGCGCGACGAAATCGAGAAGGGTGTCTTGGATAAATCCGGCAAGCGGCGAGAACCGTCTGCCGGCGTTCACTTTCTCGGTCGATGCTGCGCTGGAGCTTCTTGAATTGGTCGCGGAGAAATCGCACGGCGGCGTGAGCTGGATAGTCAACGAGGCAGGCGTGACATGCACGGTCAAGGTGGATGAAGGGCCGTACTATCACGCGGCGACGCCGGCCCTTGCTATCTGTGTTGCTGCCTTGGACCTCAAAGCGGCTGAACTGGGTGACTTCTAGCGGCAGATGTAGATGTTGTCGCCGAGCGTGAAGTCTCGGTACATCTCCTCGCCCCATCTGACCTTCGGGAATTGCGTGTTCACCTGGAAGCCCGCTTCCCGCAGTCGTTCGACGAAATCGTTGCGTGAGTAGATCCGGACGTGGGTCTCTTGCCCGTAATGCTTCAGCCGCAGTTCCGGAGTGTTGACCGCCGGATCTTCGTAGGTGCCTTCGCGCACCTCAGACGGAACCATAATGTAAGCGACACCGCCAGGCTTCAACACGCGGCGAAGTTCACGCATGCCCTTTCGATCATCGGGGACGTGTTCGAGGACATGGCTGCAGATGATGCGGTCGAACTTGCCGTTCTCGAATGGGATTCCCGTAATGTCGACCTGATGCGTTGCTCGCTCCTTGGCGAGGTCGCAGTCGTAGTAATCGATGGCGGGGTTCTCTCCGAACACGGTCTTGAAGAACGGCTCCGGGGCAAAATGGAGAAGGGAAGTGCCCTTTGCAAAGAAGTCCGGATCATTCGCAAGCGTGATCCAGATGTGGCGATGGCGCTCGAATGAATGGCATATATGGCATTCAGCCTTTCGCCCGCGGCCAAAGACCGGACGCCATTCCTTGAAGGATGATCCGCAGCAAGGGCAATGTACTTTCGGCTCCGCCATCTTGGGATTCTTGGCGACGAAGCGCCTGTATTCGAGCGCGTACTTCGACGCGATGTGAAGCGGAAGATTTGCCTGCGCCATAGAGAATCCTTCATCCCTCGTCGTTGTGACGGCGCACAGGAGTAGCGGCTAGGGCATCGCGCTTCAAGTCTTGCGGTTTATCTTAGGGTGTGGTCAGAGAGTCCCGCAAACGTCCGAGGACAATCGTATGAGCAATGACAACCTGATCGCGGAGCTCGAAGCCGCCACTAGGTCCGACCGGAGACTGGACGAGAAACTTGCAGCGGCGGCAGGTTGGACGCAGCTATCGGAAATTGTTCCTGGCGCCGACGGCAAGAGGGAAAGGCGTTTGATGTGGTTCTATCCCGGTGAGCAAACCCCGCGGCTGCCTAGGTTCACGGAGTCCATCGATGCTGCCCTCGAGTTCGTCGGCATCATCGCGCCTGGTCCTACTGGCGGCTTCACGTGGGGAGGCCCAAACCGCTTCAAGCGGGGGAAGGCTCAATTGAACGACGGGCAGCAGGTTCAAGCGGCAACCCCCGCAATCGCTTTGTGCATCGCGGCGCTGAAGGATGCGGCGGCTAGGCGCTCGTAGCGGCTACACAGACCCCGGAGAGGGCCGGTAGTTGCCCTCATGCGCTTCTAGCGCCGTTCTTGCCTGATCCATATACCGCCACCATCTGGGCCGCTGGACAGGAAAGCCGTCCTCGATTGCGGTATAAATTCCGTCTGGGTCTTCTTTGTTGTGGGCGCAGAGTGCCCGCGCCATCTTCTCGATCCGCCAATCGTCCATGATGATTGTGTTTCGCTGTGGATGAAATTTAGGGTCGTATAGTTGAAACTCCCTTTTGGTAAATTTTTTATGAAGTGGCTCAGCGAAACCTGCGACGACAGCGTGCCATTTTGCCACACGGCTGTAAGGGTGTTGCAAATAAAGCGATTCACGCATAGATGGCAGTGTCTGTGAATTCGAACGCTCAGACGCTGGGCCTCTTCTTTCGTCGAGAGAGAAGGGGCCCTTGTCTTCCCATTAGACCCGAAGCTCCGCAACCTCGGATGCGATTGTGCGCTCCTCAAGTTGCATATTGCTGTCGTCGTTTGTTCAAAGGAGGAGCAATTATGGCGGGAAGGGACATCCCTGAGGGGGTCAAACGCCAAGTTCGACAGGAATGCTATTTTGGGTGTGTGCTTTGCGGCTCCCCGGTATTTCACTACGATCACATCGAGGAGTTCGCACTCGTCAAAGAACATCGCGCTGAGAATCTGGCACTTCTCTGTGAAAAACATCACGGCGCTAAGACAACGGGTAAGTTGTTAGCGGAGAGGATAGCGGAAGCTCGGATGAGTCCCTTCAATAAGGACAGGTTCTTTACCGGCACCTACACGCTGGAGGACGCACGCCAAATTCACATTGATGTGGGCTCGAATAAAACCCAATGCACACTCAGCGAAGGACAGCCAACGCATAAAGTGATCTGGAACACTGGCTTTGATTTTCTCCTGCTTCATTGGGTGGATGGCTGGTACTCCATCAGCTGTTCGTTAACCGATGAAAAGGGGAAACTTCTGCTCAACATCGATCATGGTGAGCTTAGAGTTTACACCGGCGTTTGGGACTACCAGTACGAGGGCTGCACGCTCCAAGCTCGGCGCGGCTTAGGTGATATCCAGTTGGATCTCACACTCTCAGATCATGAATTTGGTCTGAGGCGAGGTTGCTTTATGGATCAATACGGCAATGGCTTCATCGTTTATCCAAACCGCCTTGAACCACACCTGAACGGGAGAAGTTTGGGGGGGCTCGTGGGCAACGTGTCCGGTAACAATCTGGGGTCGTGGGGTCTTAATAACAGCAATAATTTCCCCGGGCATCTCTGCCCCGGCGGATTTGCTGATTTTCGAGAAATCTAGGGCAGAGCGGCCTGCGACCTCCTCAGCTTATGCAGCCCCGCTTCGGCGGGTTTTTATTGCCCATAGGGCAGGCACTTCATCCCAAGGCTAGCGCCACCTGTCGCTCGTCTCTCCGTCCAGCATCGCGGCCGCATCATCCTCAATGCCGCGGCGGATTTGCTCATATTCCGCCAACAGCTCCTCGCGGCACGGGACTTCTTTGCGGAGCTTGTCCACCATCAATGCAGTGACCTCGTAGGTTCTGCAAAGGCTTTGGAAAGCCGGCGTTCGGGTACTCAGGATTACGTCGCGATGCCGGGGCAGAGCGAGCCGGAGGCGTGCTCGGCCCGCCCTGATTAGGGGGATCCCAGAGTTCATCTGCTCCCGCAGCATGTCATCTTCGTCGGGATGGCTGCTGCTCCCGTTATATTCGTTCATCGCGGTTCTCTCTGACGCAGTCGCCGAAGCTTTTTCGAAGATGCCGAACGGAGATCCTAGGAAAAAGTTCCGTGAAGCATTCCGACCCTCTCAGGTGAGGGTTTTCTATCGCCTCGAGGGCGAGGTCTTTTCAAGCAAGCAAGGAAATCAGATGGACAAAACCGTGCCTCCCGGCGCGGCGATCCCTCTCGACATTTTAGAATGGACTGCAGCTCTCGCAGCAGTCGTGTTTGTAGCGGCCCTTGTTGCCACGTTACTGTCTTGATGGTTCGATTTTCAGAGTGACGCCGGAGAAGCCTGCTTCGGGCTGATCGTCGGCCTCGGTCAATGTCGGGACGGGCTCGATTGGCCTAGCCGCTAGAGCTTTGAGGTCCTCGGCGAGGCCGGCAAGCTGTGCCGCAAAGTCAAGAAGATTCGAAGCGGCGCACTGTGCCGCGATTTCTGAGAGGTCAGAAGCCGGCTCGATCCCGCCGGCGCTTTCCGTTTCGCTGTCGTTTATGTCCAAGCCCAAGTCCAGCCCCCATTTCCATCGATGTGGGATCAACGGCGAGGCCCGTCAAGGGCTGATGCCGGTGACGAGCCTCCCGGCCGCCTGCGACGGGCAAGACCACCAATGTCAGTTTAAGCCGTAACACTGCCGGCCCCCGCAAACCAGCCGCCGAATATTCCCCAACGACAATCAGGAGACTTCAATGAGCGCCATCACCGCTCAGCACGTTCGCGCTGCCGCGAAGGGCAAGGTGAACGAGAGCAACCTCGCGTCCGTGCTTGTGGCGCTGGACAGATACGGGGAGCGTTTCGGCATGGATCGGCCGCATCGTCTCTCCCAGTATTTCGCCCAGCTCATGCATGAAAGCGGAGACTTCCGCTACGATCGCGAGATCTGGGGACCGACGCCGGCGCAGCAGCGCTACGACACTCGCACCGATCTCGGCAACACGCCGGAGAAGGATGGCGACGGCCATCTTTACCGCGGCCGTACCGGCATGCAACTTACCGGCAAGGACAACTATCGCCAGTTCCGCAACTGGTGCCGCGCGGCCGGCCTCGACTGCCCGGACTTCGTCAAGGATCCGGATGCGGTCAACACCGATCCTTGGGAAGGCCTGGTGCCCCTGTTCTACTGGGACACCCGCGACCTTAACCGCTGGGCCGACGAGGGGGACTGTGAGACCGTTACGAGAAAGATCAACGGCGGCAAGAACGGCTTGGCCGACCGGTTTGACCGGCTCGCCCGGATCTCGCTCGTTCTCCTCGGCTACCGCGCCGATAACGTCCTTCAGTTCCAGGCCGACCAGCGCCTGCAGGTCGACGGCGACGTAGGCCCGAAAACCCGTGCTGCGATGCACACGGAGCTTGTGGCGCTCACCCCGGGCGAAGCGGCGCGGCCGGAGGTCAAAGCGGCGCCGGTGACCGAGGAGAAGCCCGTACCGGTTCCCGTCACGCCTCCCAGTCTCGATGCGCCGTGGTGGAAGTCGAAAGAGGTGATCACCCCGTCTGTCATCGGCGGAGGCGCTTCGTTGCTCACTGCGATCGGCGGCATACCGTGGCAAAACCTCCTCCTGATCCTCGTCGCCTTCGGAGGCATTGCCGGCTTTCTCTACTGGCGCAAGAACGCCGATCGGAAGGCGGTCGCCAAGCAGGTAGAGGGGATGGCGTGATGTTCACCACTCCTCGCCTCATCGTGGCTGCGGCCGCTCTCGCTATCGTCGCCGCCGTCGTTGCCTGGATCTACCAGCAGGGCGGCGACGATGTTCGTCATTCCATCGAAAGGCAGAACAATGAAGCTGGCCGCACTGCGGACGATGTCCGTTCTCGCTTTGACCTTTGCCCTTCAGGGATGTGGGACTTCGGCGCCGGCAAGTGCCGACGGTCTGCGCCGGGTGGTGGGCACTGATCTGATCGGCGCGCGCGGCGTGACGCCGGAGGATCAGCGGAAAATCGACCGGACCGTCGTCGGCATCTGCGCGGCGGCGATTTGGACGAAAGCGGAATGCGCCCGCCACGGCGAATCGCAGCAGTAAATCGCATCACACTACGAGGGCAGGGGATTTGTCTGAAACACAGGAAACCGAAAAAATGGTCGCAACTCCGAAATGGCGGTTCGAATACAACCTCAACACCCTGGTGATCCTATTCGGCTTTGCCGGCGGCCTCATAGCGTGGGGCGCGACCTGGGAGAGGGTGAACGCCAATCAGGGTTCACAGGCGAATTCCATTGATCGCCTCGACAAACGCCTGACAGCGGCCGAAGTCTCCCTCCGGCAGATCGACAATCACGAGCTCCGAATATCGGCCGTGGAGAAACAGGCGGCCGAAGCGGCGACGTCGATGAAGGCCGTCGAGAATACGCTCAACAGCCTCTCGATCGATACACGTGTAATGCGCGAAATCCTGCAGAGGATCGAGGCTGGTCAGCGCGACGGCGCGCAGTTGCGGCGCTGATTTGCATAGGCATGCACTTGCGCGATGCGCGTCGGTCTGCTTTCCTTGTTCGCATGGACACAAAACTTGCAGACTTGAAACTCAGGCCTTCGCTTCTCCGCGAGCTAAACCAGACCGGGTATGAGGTGGTCGGAGATATGCAAAATCAGCCGACTCCAGAATTGCTGCGCATACCCGGGATGGGCGGACAAGACTGGCGGAAGATTGCCAAGGCCTTGGGGCGAGATCCATTCCCTGGCTTGAAGAAGCGTTGACATCCGGCTGGCAACGGAAAGGCCGACGCTGCGGAAAAAGCTTTCCCTATAGGATGCTCTATATTGTCAGCCTTTATCCCTGCCGTAATCTAAGAGGTGCGGCTTGGTGCAGATTGCCACTCGACACGATGAATGTCATTCGATGTGTGATCCGACGAAAGGCCGCGCTTTGTAACTGGTTGTGAGGGTAAAGCAATGAAACGGTTTATCGCTGTATCGCTTCTCGGGGTGGCATACTTGGTTGCAACGCCGCTGATGGCAATCACCGTCTTTGAAGACGGTGGCAAGGCTTATGCAGATAGCCGCGACGTCGGACACAAAAAAGGGGACAAAAACGGTAACTGAAAGCGCTGTTCCTAGGTCATTCCTAAAATAAGAATGCCCGCGCCGGGTGACCTGCGCGGGCACTACGAACAGGTTAGGGGACCTGGTGCCAAATTGCTCGGGACTGTCAGGAATTCTGTGCGGTGGGCCGGTTTCATCAGTTGAAGAACCGCTCGCCAAAGATGACGGCGAACTGTGTCTTTGCCTCGACCCATTCCCGCGGCGCCCGTTTCCATTGCTCGGCCGCGTTGTTAAGAACGAGATATAACAGCTTCATCGCGGCTTCGTCACCAGGGAAATGCCCGCGGGAACGCACAGCTCGCCGAAGCTTCGAGTTGAGGGCCTCTATTGCGTTCGTCGTGTAGATGATGCGGCGGACCCCTTCGGGGAAGGCGAAGAAGGGAACGACGTGTTCCCAGTTGCGCCGCCAGCTTTGAGCGATAGCGGGATATTTCTGGCCCCAGTACCCTTCCTCGAAGGCCTCCAGCGCCTTCAGGCCCGCCTCGGCATCTCGGGCGCGGTAGATGGCTCTCAACGCCGGCACAACGGTCCTTCTATCCTTGTAGGATACGAACTCCAACGAGTGCCGGATCAGGTGGACGATGCAGGTCTGGACGATTGTTTGGGGAAAGACGGCGGTGATGGCCTCGGGGAAGCCCTTCAAGCCGTCGACCACGGCGATTAGGATATCCTGGCAACCGCGGTTCTTCAGCTCGTTCATGACCCGCAGCCAGAACTTTGCCCCTTCCGTCTGCTCGATCCAGAGCCCGAGGATCTCCTTGCTGCCGTCAGCGAGCACGGCCAGGGCGACATAGACGGCTTTGTTGCGTACGAAGCCCTCGTCTCTGATCTTGACCCGGATGGCGTCGAAAAACACGAGGGGGTAGCAAAGCTCGAGCGGCCGGTTTTGCCACTCTCCAACGGCCTCCAGAACCGTATCGGTCACCGCCGAGATCAGATCCGGCGACACATCGATGCCGTAGAGCTCTTCAAGATGCCCCTGGATCTCGCGCACTGTCATACCACGGGCGTACATCGAAATGATCTTATCGTCGAAATCGGGAAACCGGCGCTGATATCTGGCGATCAGCTTTGGGTCGAAGGTACCCGCCCGATCGCGCGGGATGGTCAGCGTCATCTTCGATGTGCCAGTCAAAACCGTCTTCTTGGAGGAACCGTTGCGCCTGTTGGCGGGGCCGCCCTCCAGGCGCTCGACGCCGAGATGGTCGTCAAGCTCCGCATTGAGGATGCGCTCTGAAAGCGCCTTCTTCAGATCGTCCAGCAAACCGTCCTTGCCGAAAACCTCGGATGGATCACGTCCAGCCAGGAGCTGGTCCAGAAGTTCTTTCTCGATAGCCAT